CCACTGGACGTCAAGCGGATTCACCAGCGGCCCCGGCGCGACGGTCATGGCGAACTGCGTGGCGGTGCTAGACGAGTCGCACTGGTTCGTCGGCTTTGAGAACGGGGATGTGTACTACACCCGCAATCAAGGCGCAGCCTGGGCAGAGCGAGCAATCCGCGTTCCCGCTAGCGGCACTCTCGTCACCGTTGACGACATCTATGCCCTGGACCGCTATGTGCTGTTCCTGGCCTTCGGCTACAGCATCAGCGGCCCGGCGTACTATGCGGGCATTCAGCGGTCGCGCAACGGCGGCATGGACTGGGACCTGTGGACGACACCGGACGCCCTGGACGACAACAGCTACTACCTCCCGGGCATGTACGTCTGTCACGCCAACCGGGCCCTTGCCGTGGGCAATACCGAGACGACCAGCTACATCTTTGAAGTGGTCAACACCGTCGGCTAGACGCGACGGGTTTGATAGGATGCGCTTCTAACGGCTACAAGGGCCAGCGCACCGGGGCGCCGCATCCCGCCTAACGGTCGTTGGCCCTTGAGCAAACCCCATGAAAGGATGCGAACATCATGCCGAATCGCCGCGACCTAGAGAAAGAGATTCGCACCAAGCCGGACCGCCTCCTCACGCACAGTGGCCTGGATCTCACGCTCAAGCCCGTGCCGCAGGTGGTCCTCCAAGCGTACCTGCTCAAGGCCGAATCGGAGGCGCGTGAGGCAGGCTGGGCCATCGATCCGCCGACCTATCAACTGACGGTGGGCGGCCCGCCGGAGTTTTATCAATCGAGGGGACAGCCAGTCCCTGTCGAGGAGTACCCACACGCCTACGATCCCGAAAACGGCGTCAACACGCTCGATGTCGAGGACTCGGAGGAGACGCGGCGCAACTGGGCGGCGTGGCGAGCACACCAGGACGCGCTCAAGCGACTGGAGGCCATCCAAGAGGACCGGGCAACCCTAGCCAATTATGTGTTCGGCGTGGACATCAAGCCCGACCAGATACCGGACGAGGATGACCCCGAGTGGGTGAGCCTAGAGGACACGCTCGACATAATCGGCCTAGAGATGCCGGAGAAGCGCCGCGAGCGGCTAGGCTACTGGCTGCTGTACGGCGGCAAGATCGATCTGTTCGAGTCGCAGCTGATCCTCGCCAAGATTCAGTTCCTGACCATCGCATCGTCCGTGGAGCCGGACGATGTGACCTCGTTTCTACGACGCGTTACTGCCGCAATGGACCAGCGCGCGAAGGACGCCATGGCAGACGCGATTGCCGGCATCGAGTCGATCGTGGCTGATGCCGATGAGTCTGATTGAGCTCAACACCATGAAGGCGCGGGGCTATCGTGACCCGCGTGAGTGGTGGGCACTACCGGCCTGGGTGCGAGCGCTGCTGATAGCGCACGAGCGAGTCCTTGCGGACATGGAGACGTGGGAGACGGAGCAGGCGCGCCGCGACGCCAAGAAAAGCCGCCCGCCGAGCGCGTCCTACTGGTAGCACGATCTAGGGAGTACCGTGGCACTTCAGAAAATCGGCCTCGCAACGGTCCTCGATGACCAGGGCTTTGGGAAGGGCTCCGCGGCCTACAACAAGGCCATAAAGGGCATGGAGGAAAACACCGACCGTGCCGCCAAGGGCATCGGGGCGGGGCTCAAGAAGATCGCGCAATTCGCCGCTGGCAACCTCCTTGCGGGCGGCATCCAAGGCCTCGCGCAGCAGACGATTGAGATGGTGAAGGCGGCGGGGCAGATCCCCGGCGTCGCCGGTGCTTTCGAAGGGTTGGGCGGCTCCATCGAGCGGATGCGCGAAGCATCACTGGGCATGGTGACCGACATCGAGCTGATGAAGACGTTCAACTCCGCCGCCCAGCTCGTCTCCACCGACTTTGCCCAGAAGCTGCCCGACGCCATGTCCATGCTGTCGAAGGTGAGCGCGGCCACCGGCGAGGACATGGGCTTCATGCTCGACTCGCTGGTCAAGGGCGTTGGGCGTCTGAGCCCGATGATCCTGGACAACCTCGGGATCCAGGTCAACCTCACCGAAGCCAACGAAGCCTACGCCGCCTCCATCGGCAAGAGCGCCAAGGACCTGACCAAGGCCGAGCAGCAGACCGCTGTGATGAACATGACCATGGAGAAGCTGGCTATCAACACGGCCTCCATGCCCAGCATCGCCGGTACCGCCGGACAACAGATGGCCAGCTTCGGCGTCCAGGTCCAGAACCTCCGCAACGACATTGGCGTGGCGCTCCTGCCGGTCATGTCGGCGGTCATGAGCGTTATGGCACAGCTGGCGTCGAAGGTGTTTCCGCTGCTCGTGAAAGCCGCGCAAGGGCTTTCGTCGGCGCTCATGGCGGTGTGGAATGCTGGCTCACGGTTTGGCGGCCTAGTCGCTGAGATAGGCGGGTTGCTCCCCGGCTTCGTCAAGGAGTTCGTTGCCCTCAAGGACTCCGGCTTCGATCCGCTGCGCCGGGCGTGGGTCGCGTTTATCAATGTCCTTGGTGGAGAGCGCTTCTTCCAGCTCAAGGCGCATTTTGACGCGGCGCGCAAGTCAGTCGAGGAGCTGATCAGCAAGGCGCTGAATCCGGTACAGACGGCCTTTGAGCTCCTCGAGGGCAAGGTGCCAACGCCGGTGCTGTTCCGCCTCGCCCAGGCCGTCTATCGCGTCCGAGACGCATTCATCAATGCGGTGGGCTTCGCCAAGGAGTTCATAGGCTCGCTCGACATCACCTTGCCGCAGCTCCCGGACCTGAGCACGCTGTTCACGCAAGGCGCGTCAGCGGGTGGCGGCCTCATTGACGCCATCATTGGCAGCGACCCGGCGCAGCTGCTCATGGATCGGTTGAGCGGGCTGGCCGAGCCGATCATCACTGCCGTCACCACCACCTTCGAGGAGGTCAAGGCCGCGCTATCGTCCGGCGATGCGGGCGGCGTCCTGGCCGCGCTCTTTGGTGGGGCGCAGGAAATCGGACCGCTCATCGCCGGACTGAAGCCCAAGCTCATCGGCGTGGCTTTTGAGCTAGCAGACAGCCTCGCCGTGGCGCTAGCTGAGGCGTTTCCCGACCTGGCCCCGACCATCGAGGAGTTCATACGTCCGGCGCTAGACATCGGCAAGCGCCTCGCCGGACTGTTCTTTGACGCCCAAAAGCTCGTCAAGGGCGCCGTCATGAAGATCGGCGAGAGCATCGGCGGCACGCTGCTCGAGAGCCTCCCCGACGTCATGAACATTCTCGGGAAACTGGGGACGCTGTTCGAGTCCACCTTCCGCTCCTTGCTCCCCGTCGTCACCACTGCCATCACCACCATCGGCAGCATATTCGAGCGCGTGTTCCCCGTCGTTCTCAGCACCGTCCAGCGCGTCATCCCCGTAGTCCAGAGCATCATCGAGAACATGGCCCCCGTCGTGGTGAAGGCCATCCAGATCGTCGGCAACATCTTTGAGAAGGTCGTGCCCTTCGCCATGGACCTGATTGCTCGCATGGCGGAGTTCATCGGCTCTAAGATGCCCCAGATCGCAGCCATCATCACTGCGGCGCTCGAAGCCATCAAGATCGTCTTTGATACGGTTTGGCCCGCCGTCCAGGTCATCGTCGAGGTCGCGTGGACGGCGATCCAGAGCCTCATCAGCGGCGCTCTCAACATCATCCAGCACATCATCAATACCGTGCTCGCCGTCCTCCAAGGCGATTGGGACGCAGCGTGGCAGGCGATCAAGCAGGTTCCGGGCGAGGTGCTCACGGCGGTCGCGGGCGTGCTGGGCGGCATCCTGGACGGCATCCTCAAGATATTCGGGACCAACAAAGAGGACCTGTGGACGACCATCACCGAGACATGGGAAGGGCTCAAGAGCAAGATCGAGACCAAGGCCGGTGAAATCGTCTCTGCGATCACCACCAAAGTGGCGGAGTGGACGAAGCCGGTACGGAACCTAATCGCGACGTTCAAAGGGCTAGGCGAGGACATCATGGGCGGCCTGAAGGCGGGACTGGAGGCCGCATGGAGCAACGTTGAGCAGGTGTTCACCAAGCTCATTGAGCTCCTCCCCGCGTGGGCACAGAAGTTGCTGAAATCGGAGTCGCCCTCGCAGGTGTTCTGGGACATCGGTGCGGACATCATGGAGGGGCTCGCCAACGGCATGAGCGACAGCGAGGCTAAGGTCCTCAAGATCATCGCCGATGCCGTTGAGGATTTCATCGAGGCGTTCGATCAGTTTGTGCGCACGATTCAGCTAGCCCAAGACATGAGTATCGAGCCGGACAGCTTCTTTTCGTTGCAATGGCTAGAGAACTTCGCCGGGGCCATCACCTCCATCTTGGAGGAGGTCAAAAACGCCCTCGCGGCCTACAAAGAGGGCGACATCAAGCGCTGGAAGGGCAAGCTCAGTGAGCTCGTTGGCGTGATAGAGGCGCTGGCAAGCAGCATGGAGGCCATCGCCAAGATCACCGGCAATCTAGACCTCGACGCGAACGTATTCGACGAGGCATTTTTCACTGTCACGCTGTCCGGCCTACGCGACGATCTGGCACGTGTGGCTGGCATTCTTGCCGAGCTGACCACCACCGTCACTAACGAAACAGCGAAGGCGCAGGCGGAGTTCTGGGCTGCCACAAACGCGCTCGTGACGAACTTTGTCGCCGGTGCCGAGGCATTAAGCCAGCTGGTCAGTCTGGACCTCGGCGTCGAGATGGAGGGCGGCTGGGAGGCATTCGAGTCAGCGTTGCTACAGACAAAAGAGGATCTGGAGCGCGTCGCGGGCATGCTAGACGACCTGGCCACTACCACTGACACCAAGGCCACGGCAGCCGCTGGAGAATGGTACAACGCCATACAGGGCGCGATATCTGGGTTCCTCACAGCATTCGAAGGACTCAAAAGGCTCAGCGAGGTAGCGTGGGTCAGGCCATCGCAAGTGGAATGGCTCACCATGCAATTATCAATCCGTGCCATGAACCTATATCTAGAGGCCTTGGCTCCACTTTTGGATGCGGGCACAGAGGCGCTGACGGCCATCGTTACAAATAGTGCGGCATTCTATGGTGCCATCGCAGATGCCGTCTCCGGGTTCATCGCGGCATTTCAAGGGCTCTACAACCTGACCACAGCATCCTGGATGGGGCCGACACGACTTCAATGGCTCACCATGCAGCTCACGATTCGGGCTATCAAGGTCAATCTAGAGGCGCTCGTCCCGCTTTTGGAGGCCGGGACTGAGGCATCGACTACCATCGCCACGACTAGCGGGGCCTTTTACTCTGCTGTTGACCAGGCCATATCCGGCTTCTTGGAAGCTATGGATGAATTGAAGGCGCTCACTGAAGCCGCTTGGATGGGGCCAACGCGCCTGGAATGGCTCACCATAGAGCTCACGATCCAGGCTATCAAGGTCAATCTAGAGGCGCTCGTCCCGCTTTTGGAGGCCGGGACTGAGGCGTTGACTACCATCGCCACGACTAGCGGGACATTCTATGGCGCCGTAAGCGGAGTGATAGAGGGGTTCCTCAGCGCGTTCGCCAATCTGAAGGAGCTTGCGAAGGCGGCCTGGATGGGGCCAACGCGTCTGGAATGGTTCACCATGCAGCTCACAATCCAGGCTATCAAGATCAATCTAGAGGCGCTCGTGCCGCTATTGGAGGCGGGAACTGAGGAGCTAATCACGCTGGCCACGGCATCGGCCGGATTCTATGACGCGGCCAACGCGGTCATTGGCGGATTCCTGGCAGCGTTCCAGGCACTCAAAGAGTTCTACTCTACCGATTATGCGCTGCCCAACGTCTTAGAGCGCAGTGGATGGATCGACGACCTGCGACTGGCCATCGAAGGACTAGCGACTGGCCTGTCGACACTCAGCCCTGATCTTGACGTCGATGCCGTATCTGCTGCTGCGGAGTTTTATTCCGACGTTCAAACCATCATCGGGATCGTCAAGCCCGCCCTTGAGGCGCTGCGCGCTCTGGCTTTGTACGTGCCCTATCTGAGGCTGCCCGAGGCGATGGAAAACTTCAAAACCGACTTGACCACGCTGGTGACCAAGCTCAGAGAGGTGGCCGACAGTTTCATGGGTACCGGAGAGGAGCCGACCGGACCGATGGAGGCCTCGGCGGCTATTGCTACAGCCATCGGGACAATGATCGGGATCGTAAAGCCTGCCATCGACGCCGTGAAAGCGCTGCTTGGGTATACGTCGTCGGTGAATCTACCCCAGGAGCTAGCTGATTTTGAGGCGGACCTACGGCTAGTGATTGGCAGCATCAAGAGGCTCGCCGACGATTATCGGGACAGCCTGATAAATGCAGAAGCCTTTGCAACCACCGCTGGCACGATCATCGGCCTTATCGAGCCTACGTTACAGGCGCTTGCGGCACTAGTCAGTCAGAACAGCGAGGACTACGAGGCCGCTATGGACACGTTCGAGCGGACCGTCGGCGACATTATCAATACCATCAATCGCGTCCAGGGCGACATGTGGACATACGGCGTGCCACATGCGAAGGCGTTCGAGGCCGCAGCATTGGCAGTCAAGAATGCCATCGAGAAGGCGCTGAGCTACCTCAACGTGACCTTCGAGCCCTTCTTCACCCGCGGCGCATCCAGCCTAGGGCACCTCATCGCGTCACTGGGTGAGCTGGAGGACAAGGGCGGGGGCGCTCTCAAACGATTCCGCAATGGCGCCGTGAGTGATTTCAATGACATCACGACGGCTGTCCGTGCGCTCATCACCGAGGTCGGAGCGTTGAATAGGGCGCTAGACGACGTTGATGTGCCGCCAGAGCTCGAAGGGCACAGCCCGCCACCGCTCGCTGACTGGATGGGCCAAGTGGCGGATCAGGCCGAGAGAGCAGGCTCGGCCATGCGTCGCCTGATGATGCCCCAGCCGATGCTCATCCCCGCCCGAGTCTACAGGGGCGCAGGCGCTGGCGGGGGAACGACTACGAACAACAATGCGGCGGTGAACATCTACAACCCCTCGATGAGATCCGATGCGGATATGGTGGCGATTGAGTCGCGAATCGAGCACACGGTTCTGCGCGCTTTGAGGAGGAAGGTCTGATGGCCACACCGTTGCTAACGCTCACGGACGGGACGGTTCGCGTCGACCTGTTGCGGCCACCGTTTCACGTTCGGGATGTGTTCCGCCAAGCACGCCCGCTATGGAAAGGCGGCGGAGCGTGGCGCGACTCGCCACTGGCAGACGGGCGATCCCTGGCCTCGCGACGGCTGACCAATATCACCTTCGAGATTCCGTTCGTACTCAATCGTGGCTGTGACGATAGCCTTTGGGCGGAGTGGGCGGCGTTGTTGGCCTTGTTGGAGAAGGGTGTCTCCTACTGGACCACGTGGCAGCAAGACGAGCCCGTCTGGTTGGAGCGGCGCTCTGGACGAGAGACAGGGATCGCCTACGCCATCATCAAAGGGTTCGCGATCCCAGACGTGGACGATCCGGTCCATCTGTCGCAGACGTTCCGACAGCGGAATATCAGTTCCAGCCTCTATCTTGAGCTTGGAATATGGCAGAGCGAACCGCCTGGCGAAGGCCACGCCATCGAGATCAGCAGTCGGTATACCGACCTCGACAGCAACACACAGGGCAGAGCGGCGACGACGTTGCCCGAGGTGTACGTAGGCAACAAACACGTCATGGCCAGCCTGACTGATATCTACAACTGGACGAGCCCTGGCGGGCCATTCTCAGCTAACCTGCTCGGAGCAGCGCTGCCCTTCGACATTTTCCCGGGCGGAGCGGCGGGACCGGGTAACGGCGACATCATGTACTTTGGGATCGACACGGTAACCTACGCCGACGCCGGGCCATTCGACTCGCTCGTGTTCGACATTCTCACTGCCGCCACGTATGGCGCTGGCGATTTCGTCACATGGGAATATTGGAATGGCGCGTGGGTAAATCTAACCTCCCTCGACTGGACAGCGCATCCGAATGGGATCCTCGACGTCAGCGGGCCTGATACCCAACCATTCGTTGCTACAGGCACGGGGACAGTGGTTTGGTCTCCTCCGAGCGACTGGGCGACGGTTGCAGTGAATGGCGTGACCGGATACTGGGTGCGCGCCGTCGTAACAGAAGCTGCGGGTATCACGCGGGCGCAGCAACAGAACCGCGATATCTACACCATCGTCAATCCATTTTTTGAGGTGGACGAAGCGCAAATCGACGGCGACTATCCTGCTCTGGCGCAATATATGATGCGACCTCGTAGTGACTATTTGTCCAGCCTGGAAGGCTACTTCAATCGCATCATTCTTGGCGGCCGGAAAATGAGCCGAGGGGCCGCGTTCGACGCCTACCTAAATCTGAGTGACGTGCAACAGCCGACTGGCCATACGGCCACGCTCAATGGAGCGGGAAGCTGTGCTTGGCAGAGTGACCCGCGAGCGCCTACAGGACGGTGTATTCGTTATAATCCTGGCGGGGCAAGTGCTTGGTCCGGTGAATTTGATCATTCTCTGAGCAACGCCTTAGGGCCAGACTATGCCGGGCTTTTTCATGGGTTCCTACGATATAATCGAGGAGCTGGCGGCGTAAGCAGTGATATTCAGGCGAGGTTTTACACGGCGCTGGGGACCGGCGGATATACATTTTACGACTCCGGCATCATAGACGTACCCAGCGTAGCGACGTTCGCGGGTTTGCTCGCGTTTGGGCTCCTCGACCTGGGAGTGTTTCGGCTGCCTCCCGGCGCAAGCGTGCCACAGGCCGGCCTCACCACGACATATCTGCGAATCGATCTGAAAAGCACAGGCGCGTATACGGCGGACTTTTACGATTTCATTCTCATGCCTGCTGATGAATGTTTTATTGATACGCGCGACCCGGTAACATATTTTACTGGGTGCCAGTTCGGACTGACCCTGGGCAGCCTGACCGTACCGCGATCCACGGTAGAGTTGGATCAGACCCTAGCATGGGATTCGAGCTCGGGAGCTTTCTACTCGCCCGAGCGGTGGTGGCGTCGATGGCGGGTAGACGCGGCGGTTCCGCTCGTGCTCCAGACAGTAGCGGACCAGCGCATCTGGGTCCTGAGTCATAACCTCAATACGGCGGCCTTTACCGACATCCACGCTCCGCCGCACCTGGCCTTGGAGGTGAACGCAGAGGCCGCGGATCGATACGACGTGGCGCGAGGGAGCCGATAGTGGCAGACCTTTCCACGTTTTGGGACTCGCAAGGCTTGAGCGTCACGCTCTACCGGCCATCGGTAGCATTGACGCCGGGCAGCCCGAACACGGTCATTATCAATCCGCGGGGCCAGCTGCTCGACGATCAGTTTCAGCAACGCCTAACACTTTGGGAGCACGAAGCCGCGGCCGTGGGCGGATTCACACATGCTCGCGCTCAGCTAGAAATCCAGCCCACGGAAATGGATTGGTGGTTGCAACGACTACTCGGAGCTCACGTCGAAGTTACCTCCGGCGCAGGCGAGCGTGTGTGGGAGGGCTTCGTGGATCGCCTAGACGTTGTGGTCGGCGGCGCATCAATCACCTACGGTCCGCTCTCCGCCATTATGAATCGCATGCGGGTCATCTATCAGCGGATTGACACGAGCACCCAACCGCCAACTGGTTATGAACAAGTTATGACGGACCTGGCTGAGGACAGTGCAAGCCAGGCGCAATTCGGCATCTGGAAAGGCTACACGACCGGAGGCAAGCTGACGACGGCACTGGCGCAAAATCTACGAGACACAGCTTTGGCGGAGCTCGCATGGCCAAAGTTCAGCCAGAAGATCACCGTCGGCGAGGCGGGCTCAGGAGCCGTCTCGGTAGCCCTGGAGATGTCTGGCTATTATGCTTACTTGCTCTATCCGTACGAATCTACCACGACCGGGACACAGAACGTAGATACCAAGATCGCAGCGGTATTGGACGCTGATATCAACGGTTTATTCGCCAGCACGAACGCGATGCTTGCCACAAACACATTGGCGGTGCCTGCGTATGACCACGAGCGGCGGGCGGCGTGGACGGTGCTCAAGGAACTTGTTGGGTATGGCGACGCCAGCGCCAACGCCTATACGCTACAGGTGCGTGCGGACCGGCAAGTCATTTATGAGCAAGTATCTGACGCGGTAGCCTATGAATTCCGCATTGCGGCGGAAGCCCAAGAGGTGTTGACTAGCGATCAGACGCGCGTCGAGCTTTGGCAGGTCCGCCCCGGGCGGTGGATGCGCACGAGCGGGATGTTTGTCGGTCGGCACGATCTCGGGCCATCGCGCCAAGACGTGCGGTATGTCTACATCGAGGGGCTGACGTTCAGTGCCCCGGATCGGCTCGTGGTAAGTGGCGGCGATGTCGATACATTGCCTGCGATGCTATCCCGTCTCGGCTTGATCAACGCGAGGTAAAAGAGTATGCCACAGCCACGGAATGATGAACGAAATACCTTGGTGGGTGCAGACTTGATGCCCAACCAGTTTGAAATGATGCACGAGCCCATCGGCGATTTTGGTATCTGGAATGGACAGTTTGAAATCGCCCAAGCGCTGAGCCACCCAGACGGCGTGCCCGAGGGGTGGTACAAAATCTACACCTGGAATGATGCATACGCGACAGTCCAGACCGGCGGCTGGGCCGGAGCCAATTGTATGCGCTGCGGGAGCACGGTGGCCGGGCACTCGGGGGGGGTCTTGACTAGCTTGCGCTATATCCCCGTCAGCGAGGATCGAGACTATTACGTCGGCGCGGCCATGCGCGGATCGAATGCAACGGTACAAGGGGGGCTAGCCGTTCGTTGTTACAGCGCCGCCAAAGCGCTGACGGGAACGGTTGGAATCGGCGCATGGGCTCCGGGTGTAAACTGGGTCCAGCGCCAGTATCGCATAGGCCCAGCAGGGGACGCAGCGTTCCCCGCCAACACGCGCTACTGCCAAGTGGAGCTGCGAGGCAACACAAACAGCGAGACGAATCAATACGTCGAGTTTGACGACGTACAGTTCCAGCAGAGCAAGGTCAGCTACTCGCCTCAGATTCACCTCATTCACGATTATGTCAATTCCGCAGTCAACTTTACCACAACGGTCAATGCGTGGACACAAGATCCTCAGTCAGTGATGACGCTTACGACGGAAGAGCCCGCGCATATTTGGGTGTGGTACACGATTAACCATGTAAATCAGACCCGAGGAGCCATTTTCACGCATCAGTTCCGAATTTTTTGCGACGGCGTAGCTGTACCGATAAACCACTTTTCCGGTAGCCCCGCTGCAAACCATCTGTTGATCTCTGGTATTAGCTCACGGCTCGGGCCTGTGGCGCGGGGCGCTCATACGATAGACTTTCGTGTGTATGTGCAGAACAACGTTGACTCCGTAGTTGTTACGAACCGCACGGGATTTTGCTTTTACACCAGACAAAACTAGGAGGGGCGATGAAGCTGCTATTCTCAGTAGCGCTACAAACAGACGGTGGGCAGACGCTATACGAAGAAAGCTTGGAGGTAAAGGCTAGCGCCGAGGTGCTCAGGGGGCAGCCCTTGGCGAGCATGGCGCAAGCGATTATGAATGCGCTAGTACGACAAGCGGACGCCGCGACGCAGGACGCATAGGAGGTGATGTATGGCTATCCCCCCGGCCAACGGAAGCGGCAACGGCATGGTAACCTGGAAGGAGGTACAACGCTGGCTGACGATCATCGCGCTGGTCGTCACTGTCGTGGGCGCGATGTGGATAGTGCGCGTGGAGATCGCGACGGTCAAAGCGCAGCAGGATGACATAATCCGTCGTATGGGCGTCTTCGAGCAGCGCCTGGACCGGCTGGACGAGCGTGCTCGCGTGATGGACATAGAGCAGTTGACGGCGATCAGCGAAATCCAGGCAGTGGTGGCTCGGATCGAAACGGTGTTAGACAGTGTAGCTGTACGGTGTGAACGGCTAGAAGGAGGGTCTGGATGAACGGCATGGAGATGGTCCTACAGTATGTGCTGCTGGTCATCACCGGTGGCGGTGCAGGCAAAGTCGTAGAGTGGCTCATCGAGAAGCTGGACCTGAGCGCGTGGAGCACCTTGGCGAAGCGCATCTTTGCCCTGGTGGTCTCGGCGATCCTAGGCGTCGGGGCCTGGGCAGTGTTGGCGTTGCTGGGCTTGGCGGCCCGGCTCGACATCGGCCTCCCGAGCGGCAGCTGGCCACAAACGGGCGAGGAGTGGCTCGTGACCGTGATGATTATCATTGTGACCACCTGGACCTCATCGCAGATGTTCCACGCGGTCTCGCGGGACGCCAGGACGTCCGCGCTGCGGCGTCCATAGTGTAGCGGCCCCATCACCCCCATTTCCCCCCGCCCCGCCCTCACCGGCGGGGCGGCTCTCGTTGGGCGGAATCTTTACGCAAAATTTACGCAATCTTTACGGATAGCTATAGACGTAGGCGGGAAACTATGCTATAATATCGTCGTAAGGTTAAGGACGGGGCGGCGATAGGGACTGCCCCCAGACACCCGAAGGAGACGAACGAAATGGCAACCGACTTCCAAAAGATTGTGAAGGCTTTGCTTATAGACTCCGACTTACGCATTAGCAAGATCGTTTGCAAGCGAAACGGGACCATTCATGTGATGCGCCGTACTAGCATGGGGACTACGAAGTCACTCAAGTCCTGGAATACGGATGTGTTCAAAGCCTTGTTCGCTCCTTTGAACGGGGACATTATGATCGACGGATATAACATGGTCAACACTGCAACGCTAGATGGCTACTTGGTTACCATTGTCGCACCCGCAGCGCCAGTGTATCTGCCATATATGAGAGCGGACTAGCCCAAGCACGCGAAAGCCCGGGGCACACACCCCGGGCTCGCCGGGAAATCGGCCCGGCCTGATGAGCGGAGACAAACACACGGGAGGGCACAATGGAGCGGCTTATGAACGGGCAGGCAGACGCGGTAGCAGTATTGCTCGACAATCGCTGGACGATGGACGTATGCTGGAGCCACGAAGATCACTACACGGTTGTGCTCCAAAACGCCTCCCACGTGATCCTGGGCGTGGGCGATACGGTGGCCGACGCTACAGCAGCCGCAGAGCGCGACGCGCAGCGATGGCTCGACGAGAGGGCATAGCAACGAGCTCACCGACGTCCGGCAGATCGTCGCCGCAGTGGAAACCATCGGACGGGCGCTGGGATTGTCATTGCGTCGGTAATACATTCGCACGGCTGGCGTGCTACCCGGCGCGCCAGCCAACCCTTAGGAGGTCAGCATGTCCAAGTACACGGTCAAGCAGTTAGCAGATCGCATCGCTGATGGCGCGGAGCAGTTGGTACAGGATGGTGCGTGGGACGAGTACCTGAAATTCATCTCGCGATTCCCCGGCTACAGCTTCGGGAACCTCATGCTCATCTACACCGCCCGGCCCGATGCATCGCGTGTCGCCGGATACCGCACGTGGCAGAAGATGGGCCGCCAGGTTCGCAAGGGTGAGAAGGGCATCGCGATCTTGGCCCCGCACCAGTGGAAGCGCAAGGACGAGGATGACGACCAAGACGTCTCGCGGCGGACCGGCGTCGGATTCCACGTCACCTATGTCCGGGACGTGAGCCAAACCGACGGCGACCCATTGCCTGAGATTGCTCCGCCGTTGAGCGGCGATGACCCCAACGGGATCCTGGGCCAGGTCCTAGGTGCCATCAAGCGCCGTGGCCTAGTCGTCGAGTTCACCGACGAGATGGTCGCCGACGGGGCTACGAACGGGCGCACCGTCCGCCTCCACACGGAGCGGGCCGCAACGCACCAGGTCGCCGTCGCGCTCCATGAACTTGCTCACGTCATCCTCGGCCACACGTCCAATCGTCGTGATGTGCCTCAGGCAGCGATGGAGTGGGAGGCCGAGTCGGTGTCCTACGTCGTCTGCGAGCGGCTGGGGATAGACTCCTCGACCAACGCGCTGGGCTATGTCCTGTCGTGGGCACATGGCGATCCCGAGGCGGTCCGTGAATACATCGCCGAGGAGGGCAACCTGATCCTCACCGTCGCCAGTGAGATCGTCGAGGCCGTTGCCGTAAACGCCTAAGTGTCTCGGGAATCTTTACGCAAAATTTACGCTATCTTTACGGATAGCTATAGACGTAGGCGGGGAACTATGCTATAATATCGTCGTAAGGTTAAGGACGGGGCGGCGATAGGGACCACCCCCAGACACCCAGAGGAGACAGCAGAATGGCCCGCCAGAATTATCCGCCCACCCACGTATACAAATTCGCCGCGCACATCTGCTTCGCTGATACCCGCGCCGAGGCCGACGCGATCAAAGCCGACGCCGACGCCTACATCAACGCGCAGCGGGCAAACCTGCGCCCCGCGACGATCAAGAAGCTGGAGGGCATCATCAGTGACGCGATCCTCGACTGGGAGGATTTCAACAGCTAGTACGCGAAAGCCCGGGGCGCTTGCCCCGGGCTCGCCGGGAAATCGGCCCGGCCTGATGAGCGGAGAGGAAAAAGGAGGAAGATGACCAAGCGATGGAGTTGGGCTTACGCCACAGTGCTGTCGCCAGCGGCCAAGGCCGCTGGTGCGCACATGGCAGAGCGCGGCCGAGTGCGATTCCCCCGCACGAAATGCCAGATTGCCTGGCTGAACGACGCGGCAGGCTACCCGCGAAACGTTATCGCCGTGCTGGCGAGTGACGAAGAGTGGGAAACGTCGGTGGAGGTCCGAGACCATGACCGTGTCGTTACCTGTGCGTTCGCGGATGGGGACGACGTAATCATCCATGCACACGGAACGGCTGCGGTCGACTCCGTGAGCGTCCCGCGCGGGTGGACGCTGGTTGGCTAGAGGCGGCACGCGAAACCTAGCGGATAACCGCTAGGTCGCCGGGAAATCGGCCCGGCCTGATGAGTGGAGACAAACACACGGGAGGGCACACAATGAACGAGTCATACGAGCTCTTTGTAGATCGTAGCGCAGATCCGGCGGACATCGCGGCTATGACCCAAGACGAAATCGAGAACGACATCGAGGCCATGGTCCGCGAGGGGTGCCTGGACAACGAGCCAGACGCGACCGAGGCAGAGATCGGCCAAGCACGCGAGTTTGCAGCAGCAGAGATTCTGTCTGAGGCGAAACGTCTGGCGGGCATCGAGGACTAGCCACACTCGTGAGAACCGGGCTACCTGTCCGGCGGCCCGGTCCGACGAGCGATTATCAATCACTGGAGGGACGATGAACAGAGCACAAGACCTGCGAGACCTGAAGGCCGCCGCGGACTTTGAGCTTGTCTGCGCCGAGGCCGGCGTGAGGATCGGATATTGTGTGCTGCGCGAGGACTTGGGCGTGTTGACCGCAGGGTCCAAAGTGGCGATCATAGACTTCTACGCCGAGGGCATCACGTTCACGCCGGAGGATTGGCAGGGTCCGTTGCCCCACCTGGACGACCCCGAGGACATCGGGAACACGACCTGGGTGGACCAATACGGACACCAAGGCGTTATTATGGGGTTCTTGCCGCGGTTATTGGATACGTACTAGCCGCCACCACGAGCGCCGGGACTGCCAACCGGCGCGACTTTATCACTGGAGGGATGAAATGGAGACCAAGTACCCGAATGTCACAGTCCGGTTGGTGGGGGAGGACGGGAATGCATTTGCCATCCTGGGCCGGGTTACAAAGGCTATGCAGCGGGAGGGCGTATCGAAGGCCGAGCGCGACGCGTACATGGCGGAGGCTACGGCTGGCAGTTACGAAGAGCTGATTGCCACCACGATGCGTTGGGTGAACGTCAGGTAGCGGAATCTATAGTGGCGCCGGTTGGCAGTCCCGGCGCCACTTTATCACTGGACGAGGAAGGGACACCGATGACGAAACAGGCACGGCTACCGCTAGGCCCCGGCAAAGAGCCTACCCTGCCGGTCCGCCAATATACTGCCATGGCCGAGGAGTACCCAGACGCGATCTTGCTCATGCGCCTCGGGGACTTCTACGAGGTCATTGGGTGCAACGCCATCACCGTTGCAGAGCTGTGTGACGGGGTGCTGACATTGCGCCCAGATGGGAGCGTGGACAAGAGCAGCGTGCGCGGGCGGCGGGCTATGGTCGGAATCCCGGCAGCGGAGTTGGACCAGGCAGTGAGGCGGCTCGTGCGCTGCGGCTTCAAGGTCGCCATCGCCGAGCAGGTTGGGCGGCTACCTCGCGGCCAGATTGCCCGGCGCGTCGCACGGGTTCATCGTTGTGACGAGCAGTGACGAGAAACGGAGGTAGAGCGATGACTTGCGAATGCTGTGACGGGTACGGATACGAGGACTATCCCTGCGAGACCATGGTGCCGGATGGAGACACCATGATCGCCATAGAGGGCATGGAGCGTGTCGAGTGTCCCGAGTGTGTCGGGCGCGATATCTGCCCGCAGTGTGGTTCGCCGGAGGGACTGGATGGCGTCGGTGACGACTATTGGTGTCGTGAGTGTGGCTGGGCCAGGAACTGGGAGACGGCGCCCGAGCACTTGGCCTTATGAGCAGAGGAGGGGCATAGCATGAGGATACTGGAAGCAGCGCGAGTATTGGGCTTGTCGCCAGACCGGGTGCGCCGGTATATCCGTGACGGATACATCGAGGCGGATCACGGCGACAACGAGTGGAACCTGGACGTGAGCGCCGAGGAGCTGGACCGGTTCTTGCGAGACGTGGTGCCTGTGATGCGCCACAAGGAGCCCGTCGAGGTTCCTGAGACGCCGACGGTATGGCGGGTGAACGAGGTCGGGGAGCTATACGACGTGGAGCCCGCGACGGTGCGCAAGTGGATCTATGACGGTGTCCTGCCGGCGCGCAAGGTTGGGTCGGAATGGAGCATCCGTCGTAAGGACCTGATAAGGTTTCGCCCGCGTCGCCGTGGGCGGCCCTTTGCCTACGGAGTGAAGGAGGGAGAGTCACTGTGAAGCTCGTTGAGCTCTATCGTCGGGAGCGCTGGGTCGCCTACGCGGTAGCCGCCGCCGTCACCATTGGCGCTGGCCTGATCGTTCGCCATCCCATCGCGACCATCGTATTGTCAATCACGATCCTAGCAGGTTTGGAGGAGAGATGAAACTGAGAGATTGGCCGGGAGACATCCCGTTCCGCATGATCCCGGAGCTCACCGATGCCGAACATGGCTGGTGGGCGTGTGAAGGCGGACTGTTCGTCGATGAGCCAGACGGGAGCCTGGATGACGAGGGCTTGTGGGAGGCATTCGAGCGATATGCAGATCGCCTCCAAGCCGTGAGCCGGGCCCTGCCCTGGGTGCTGGGCGACTTTTTCAATCTGGCCGAGACACGCTGGGGCGAGTCCTATGCGCAGCTAGCCGAGGCTACGGGCTACCACGAGACGACGCTCTACAACGCCAAGTGGGTGTGCTCTCGCGTGCCCATGGAGATCCGGTTCCACGCGCCGTCGTTCAGTCACGCCCAGGCCGTCGCGCCGTTGCCGGACGTGGAGATGCGCGAGGCCTACCTGCGCATGGCCGAGGACAACGGCTGGACCCGCGATGACCTCCGGCTAGCAGTGCGGGCGATCCTCAACGAGGCGACGCCGAAGTGGTCCGAGGAAGGCCCAGATGCCCACGATGGCGAGATAGTGCCCGTGGCGGCCATCCACAACCTGCCCGACGTGCGCCGGTCCTTGACGGCCTATCGGTCACAGTTTGAGCGACTGATCTTTGCGCTGGAGGACATGGTCGAGCTCGAGCTTGCCGATGACGTCCGTGATCTATGGGGCGCGCTGAATCGGCTGGTCGGGCGAGTAGACGCGATGCTTGAGGCCATGGACGCCGTTGAGAGCGGCCAGGCCTACCCAGACTAGGAGGACACGCATGAGCAGCATCATCGGGCTCCACATCGAGCGACCGGACCGCCCTGACTGGCTCCTCGACGTCTTGCGCCAGGCGGGTCCGGCCATGCCCTACCAAACCTGGATCGTCCACGGCGGCGAGACGCTGCCGCGATATGAAGGGCAGACCAATATCGCCCGTCCGTGGATAGGTGGCGACACCGTGGAGCATCACCTGATCCGACAAGGACGGGCCGGGGGCGTCGCCTACGCCGAGCGCGTCCTGGACATCGCCCGAACCGTGGGCGAGGCCGACTATTGGCTCGGCCCCAATGAGCCGCCGGTGGAGATGCCAGAGCACCGACAGAACCTCGTGTCGTTCTACCTTGGCTTCGCGGACAAGCTCCACTCCGCAGGCATCGAGATCGGCGGCCCGTGCGATGGCGTGGGGCGGATAGGGTCCGGCGATCCCTACCTGGACGCCACATACCCGGACTGGCGAGATCGTGTCGGGGAGGCGGCGTTGGACCTGAAATCACTCTATGCCGTCGTGGACATCATCATGACCCACGCCTACCTCAAGCGCGCCGGGGCGGACTATGAGGAGGTGGACGGCTGGCTCCAGCGGAGCAAGTTCATCGTGACGGCGATCCCTGCGCTGTCACATCTGCCGTGGGTCGCAACGGAGACCGGCCTAGACATCGGCGGTGGCCTGAATGATGGCTGGCTCGGGCCCGGAGGCCCCGACCCGCTACGCTACATCGAGATCATCCGCGACATCAACTGGCTGCTTCCAGAGTGGTTCGTGGGCGCGTGCCTGTTCGGATGCCTCCCCTACCAGCGGTGGGCGAAATGGGAGCTGTCGGAGGAGTTCTGCCGGCGCTATCTCCTGCCCTTCGTGGCGACAAACCCTCTGCGCCAAGGGTCCCCCGCTCCAACGGATCCGGTGATCCAGCACGAGCCCTTCGCGCTGGAGGATTGGCACGATGACCACAAAGGGCCGATGAATGTCCGTGAGTTCGCCATGTGGCTCAAGACGGTCGAGCCTGTAGCGCCGGTCCGCGAGCTATGGCTACACCATACGGCGACGGAGGCTGTGCCGTGGAGCCGCGATACGATTTTCAATGTGCGAGACTACTATAACAGGCTGCTGTGGACTGACGCCGCTGGCCGCCAGCACCGAGGTTGGACGGCGGGACCGCACCTGTTCATCGGCGACGAGGGCATCTGGCCCTTCAGTCTCATGGACCGGGCCGGAGTTCACGCCAGGGGCCACAACACCGACGAGGCACGGGGAATCGAGATGATCGGCACGTTTGACGACGCCCCGCCATCACCGGACACGTGGCGTAACACAATGGCCGCGCTGGCCGTGATGTGTAACGTCTGGGGCCTGGATCCTGAAGAGGCGATCCACTTTCACCGCGACGACTCCGATAAGACGTGCCCGGGGAAGGCGGTCCACAAGCTCGACGTCATTTATGCGGTACGTGAGATCATGCGTGATGACCCGCTAGTCGGAGGCATGTCTCTTCCGACGCCGACGACAGAGGGCATGACGACGGTCCACGAGCGTGTTCGAGCCGTCCGCTGGTACCTCGAGGAGCTAGTCCGTTGGCAGGAGCGGCTGCTGGAGCATCCGTCCAATAGCGATGACATTATCAATCGCCAGCGGGCCTACGTGCTACACCTCATCGACATCGCCTATCTGCTGGAGGATGATACGCGGGAGGAGGCGTAAATCCCTAAGTGCCCGCCCCGCCATCACCGGCGGGGCGGCGTCTTTGTCCCGGGGAATTTACGCAATCTTTACGGATAACCCACAGTTGGTGGTAGACTGAATCCTGATTATATGCTATAATATCGTCGTAAGGTTAAGGACGGGGCGGCGATAGGGACCACCCCCAGACACCCAGAGGAGACGACAGATGGCAGACACGATGGCAATGGCGGTCAAAGATTTGGACGCGCGGTTAGCGGTAGCATGCAACAAGGCACCGAAGATGGATTTGGACGGAAGCCGCTATGACTGCTTCGCCCCAACGCTAGACTGGGTTGCGAGACAATATGGGGTGAACGCTGGAGACCTGTATCTCGCATTTTGCGACACCTACGCCAACGACTAGCTAGTACGCGAAAGCCCGGGGCAAGCGCCCCGGGCTCGCCGGGAAATCGGCCCGGCCTGATGAGCGGAGAACACCCGAAGGAGACGAACGAAATGCATTGGTATCAGCACACAGTCGACAGCCTGAGACGCGACATCGAGACCAACCTGGACACCGCCGCCAAGGTCTGCCGTATGATCGAGGTCAACCAGACCCGCGACGAGCGCCGCACCGCCACCACCATCCACGACAACGACCAGGGCTTCAGCCAGGCCGACGCCCCGTACCTCCAGCCGATAGCGGACAAGCTGTGGACGGGGATGGACCCGCGAGACTTGGCCGGGCAGGAAAAGGTGATTCTCAAAGCGTACACCGCCAAGTACGCGGCGCAGTACCTGGAGTTCAGCCGCTACTACTACCGGCTCAACAACCCGATTTGCTAGCATGACCAGCGCCGGGACTGCCAACCGGCGCACTCACCCAATCAGACGAGGAGGCAACGATGAACACCTATGCGATGTATCACAAGGCGGACACCGAGGACCTGCGAGTGCCCGAAGGCCAGGAGTGCCCCACGTGCGGGATCAGCCTGGCCGACGATCTAGAATGGACCGACCACAACACGGTCATCTGTGCCGGTTGCGGCACGGAGTACACGCCCGAGGCCGTACCGCCGCGAGGCATCAAGGCGCAAGAGGCCGCCTACGAGGCGCTGGACAAGATGGAGCGGTGGGGCGAGGCCGCCCTAGTACACTATGATGATGGGAGCTTCGACGCCGTGCCCGCCGCGTACCTGACCGACGTCTCATGGTCGGGCAAGGGCCACGTGGACGGCTACGTCATCGTGTACGATCTAGTCGGCCTCAGCTGCGATGAGCGGAACTGGGGCGCGCTGTTCGAAATGGAGCGCCAATGGGCGGCTCGGCGTCTGGTAGAGCGGTGCTTGCGCTCAGCGATACACTAGGAAGCGAGACGTGAAGCGTGTAGGCTCCCGGGTCGCCTCGCTCAGAAAGAGGTGGCCCGGGGGGCTTTACGTTTGCGCGAAAATCGTATATAATAGAAGCGTCAGATCGGCCTGGGCACCCGGTCGCACCAGGACACAAGAGGCGAATCAAACACAGTGGAAGCTCCGGCTTTGAGCAAGGCGGCGAAAGCCGCTCGCCCGCGGCTAGGCCTTTGTTCCGCTGTGTTGTGGCCAGCCCGCCGCCTTGCTGAGAGTCGGAGTTTTGCTTTGGGAGGATCGCGACGATGACGGACGCGAGTGAGCGCACTATACCGTTCCTGCCTGTGTGTGGCCGGATCGCAGGACGGGCGGCCAACGGGCTCTTTCTGTCGCAGTTCGTGTACTGGACCACGCACTACAAGACGGACGACGGCTGGATTTTCAAAACGCAGGCCGAATGGGAGGAAGAGACCACACTCACGGTCAACGAGCAAAACACAGCCCGCCGCGAGCTCAAGCGGCTGGGGGTTCTAGAGGAGCGCCGGGCAGGAGTCCCGGCGCGTTTGTATTATAGGCTGGACCGCGATCGGCTCGCGGAGCTGATCCGCCAAGATCAAGCGGAGCGCGAGCGACGGCTGGCCTGTGGTCGCTGCGAGGAGGCGTCGGATGCTGAGTGAAGGCTCCACCAAGCTCCTACAGACCTGGACCTTTGCGCAGCTCCCCGCTGCTGCCATCGTGGACCCCGAGCTGTCGTCGAGCGGGTTGCGCCTGCTCGCCTATATGTGCTGGAGACGGGGCCAGGATGGGACCATGTGGGCGTCCGTCGGGAGCATGGCCCAGGACCTCTCCGTGACGGATCAGAGCATTAGGAATTGGGGCCGCGAGCTCGTGGCGCGCGGCTACCTAGAAATTGATGCGCGCGAAGGACAGACGAATATCTATCGGCTCACGCGACGAGCAGCGGTTGGGAACATTATCAATGAGGGCGCCGCGGGGGGTACAACGTCGTTGGCCGAAGGGGGTCAAAAACTTTTGAAGGGGGGGGTCAAAGAATCTTTGGAGGGGGGGTCAAAAACTTTTGAGGCAAACGATATGCAAAGAACGACATGCAATAACGAAACCTCCCCTACGGGGGCTACGCCCGAGCCTTCTGAGAGCATGATCGTACCTCAGAGCTACGACGCGTGGTGTGACGCGCTTGCGCAGACCAAGAACCCGTGCGCGGTGATGAAGTACATGATCGAGAGCCTGTACCCAGGCCGAGCTCCTCCGGACTATTCACGTATTGGCGGGGCGATGCGGACGACGGGCTCATGGCGCAACCTAGCGATGCGGGTATGGACGCTGGCAGCGCGACCGCCAGCGGGGGAGCTACTGGACTATATCCAGGCGGAGGTGTCACGCGCGCGTGAGGATCGGCGCAAAGGGCGGCGCAAGGGCGGCAATGGATCCGCCCCGGACCCGACGGACCTCAACAACCCGGACGTGTTGGCGGCTGCTATGAAGCGGTCAAAGGAGGCGGCGCATCAGCAAACGGCTTGAGCGTAGGCGACGCCTGCGCCGGACGGTCCGCCGGAGGGCCAGGGATCGCGACAAGGTGTACCGACACCCGAGGAGACGATCATGACCGACACTGCGCATAGCTATCGAGGACAACCGCCATGGTGGTCCGCTGCCGTGGCCTGGAGCCAAGAGAACATACGGAACTGTTCATGCGGCGTGAATGCGGACGGGACGCCGCGAGGGTTTGTGCGGGGCCGGTTTGAGGCCGGCCATCAACTGTTCGGCAAGAGCATCCCGTGTGTGTGTGCTCTAGATCGTTTTGCGCGATCCAAGGCCGAACGCCTGCGAGCGCTGAGCGGCATGAGCATCAGCGATTTCAACGCCTATCGGTTCACGACGTTTGGCCGCGACCAGGCCATCAACGGAACCAGGCTCGCCGACGCCGACTTCCGGGCGCATCTGGACCACGTGGTGGAGCGGTGTATGGCCTACGCCCAGCGCCCCACCGATGGGTTCATGATCCTCGTGGGGCCATACGGCGCAGGGAAAACGCACTTGGCCAAGGCCATCGTCAACGCGTGGATGGGCGGCGGCGGCGAGGTATACTTCAGCACCGTCCCGGACCTGTTGGACACCCTGCGCGAGGGCTACGACGTCGAGCGTGGCGGCGTGGCGCCGAGCTTCGAGCAGCGGCTAGAGTGGTTTCGCACCGTGGCGCTCTTGGTCCTGGACGATCTAGGCGCGCACCGGGCGACAGACTGGGCGGCTGAGAAACTTTTTCAGATTATCAATGACCGCTATGAGGCGCGCCGGGCGACCGTCATCACCAGCAACCAGGACGTCCGCGAGAGCAGCGGGGGCATCGAGCCGCGCATTGCCTCGCGGCTGGCCGATGCGCGTCACGACTATCTAGTGTTGCCATGCGGAGACTATCGGAGGGGGGTGCGATGATGGCCGGGGGAGCAGAAATCTGGATGACGCCGGATGACGTGCGGGGCCACGGCACGACGATAACTCCACGGATAATGGTGCGGCACACGTGGCGTTTGCGGCTGGGGCTGTGGATCATAGCGTTTGGATGTTGGCTGGCGGGGATCGAGTTTGAGCCCGGGGGTGACGATGACTGAGCGAAAGTGGAGGCCTGAATGGGTGCGCCGCACCATCCGACAAGGGCGGGTCAAAGTGCTACACGACTGGTTCTACCCGGACCCGCGCTGAATGGAATACGACGGGCGCTTGGACGGGCAAGAGTGGCTGTTTGGCCTGTACTGGCGCGACGGACAGCGGGAGCCGTGCGGCGACTACAGGAGGGCGCGATGAAGGTCAGCAAGATCAGGTGGACAGATTATAGCGGCGGCGTGCTGAACTTTGCCTCGGGATGTACGCCGGTGAGTGAAGGGTGCGCCAACTGTTACGCCAAGGCCATTGCCGACCGGTGGGGCCGGTCCTTTGAGCCGACATGGGACAGGGCCAAGCTGAGCAAGCTGGCCACGTTGCGCTTCGCCGAGTACAGCCCCAAGCGCGGCGCGCCGCACCGCCCAATGGCGTTTGTGTGCGACACCGGCGACCTGTTTCACGAGGACATACCCGATAAGGTGATTGGTGATTTTGTCGATGTGTGTTGTGCCCGCGATGACGTGATTTGGCAGGTGCTCACTAAACGTCCGCGGCGGATGCATAGCCTATTCAATCGATGGTTTGAGTGGGAACCCGCCCCAGAAAACATCTGGCTAGGCGTCAGCGTCGAGAATCAGCGTGCTGCTGAGGAGCGTGTCCCCGTTTTGCTAAGGGTGAATGCGGCGCTGCGATTTGTCAGCGTCGAGCCGATGCTAGAGCAGATAGACTTGGAACGGTATCTTGTGGGCTGGCATGAAGACGTCGAGCCCCGTGTTGTAGGTGAGTGCGGCGGCGAGCTGATCGTCGTGCCTCAGCAAATACAGGTACAGGACCCGTCCCTCGCTTGGGTGATCTGCGGCGGCGAAAGCGGGCCGAATCGCAGGCCCTTCGATATTGCATGGGCCCTGAGGCTGTATGAGCAGTCTCGTGACCATGGCGTACCGTTCTTTTTCAAGCAGGGCTCGAACCGCTTTCCGGGTCGCGATGATCGGTTGCCGGAGGGTGGAGAGGTCAAGGAATGGCCAGACTGGGAGGGGTGATGGACGATGCCGTGGCGTTCGTGTGCCGTCTGGCTGAGGACTTAAGACGCAAAGGAAAGGAGGCGGAGGATCGACGCCGGGCCATTCGCGAGGATGCGCAAAAGCGACGGGGTGATCAGACGCCAAGGGTTGAAGCACAGGAGGAATGATGGGCGTCATGTATCCTACTGATCGCCGTTCCTGCGGGCCGAGAGTTTGGGTTGTATAAGCGGAAGCTGTGAAAGGCCGGGGCTACCGATTTTGCATGGAGAGGAGAAAAAAAGATGGCAGCAGGGATGTGGAAGTGTAGCGAGTGCGGCGCAAAAGACGCCGAAATTTCGCGGCTGCTCACCGAGCTGCGGCGGCTGTGCTACCTGGTGCGGATGATGGAGACGATAGATGCCTCAACGTTTTCAGACTGCCCGTACTGCGGTGCAGAGCTGATTGTTGATGAGCCGCACTCTCCCGACTGTTTGTGGATTGAAGCAAACAGGCTTCTGGATGATGTGGAGGCGGACGATGAGTGAGGGCGGGCGTGCCCCGGCTGCTCGCCGAGGTGCGGCGGCTGCGTGCAAGAACAAAGCGGCTGGAGCAGAAAGCGCGAGGGCTGCTGTCGTGCTGGCGTCATGATCTTGGCCCAGAGTGAAATAGGCCCGGGCTACCGACTTTTCATGGAGAGGAGAGAGGGATGGCATTGCACGGTAGTTGCGGTAGGCGTATCAGACCCGAGGAAGCGAGCCGCATGACAGCAGAATTCGAGGCGGCGGAACGCGCAACGCTGGAGAGGGAACGGCAAAAAGTTTATGAAGCGAAAAATGACCGCTTGCGTGATCTAGTGCGACGATTTGCGCGTTACGGTCCATGGACCACACCGGTACACGACACGTTCTGCCGATACTGTAGCGCATCTTTTGGTGAGGAGCATGACGAGAATTGCCTATGGTTGAATGCGCTAGCGCTTTTGGATGAGGCGGAGGACTAGGAGATGAGGTCGATGTTGGGGATCAGGTGTGTGCGATGCGGCGTGTTTGAGCTCGTCTCAAGCCCGCCCAAAGGGGCCAATCGCAAATGGTGGATCAATCATCAGCTATCCCGTCGCGGGTGGAAACTGTCGCCTTCGCGAGAGTATCTCTGTGTCAAGGCGCGAGAGGATGTACCCGCCCTGGCCGCTGAGGTGGAGCGCCTGCATGATCTGGTGCGGCGGCTGTTCGAGACGGGCGCGTGCAAACACCTAGGCTCGGGCGAAATCCCGGCGCGGTGTGACCTGTACACAACGGATGATTGCCCGTGGTGCGAGGCGAGCGAGTTGCTGGATGAGGCGGAGGGCTAGGCAATGCTGTACGCATTTGATTCGAGAGCGGCGGCGGCCATCGACAACACGCGGCCTGGCGATGCCCCTGGGCCGCTGGACGCAGAGCAGCCCTACTGGGCGGCTTGGGCGATTCCAGTGGTACCAATCATGGCAGGGCCGGTGCCGGTAGCCGGGGAGCGTGTCGTGCCCGTCTATCCCCACGTGATGCTCACGCCCCAAGAGTGCTTGATCCCCGACGCGGGCATCCTCATCCACCGTGACGACGGGCGTTCCAACGTCACGCCTGAGGACATCATCGAGCGGCTACACGAGGGTGCTGGACCGTTCCCGCTGCGGCCACCGATAGATCAACCGTCGTGGGCGCAGCTGTGGATATACGAGGTCCGTTGGGTCCAGCGCATGCGCCTCCACGACCTCGAGGTGGGGATGATCCGTGAGATGGGCGTCTATATCCCGGCCAACGTCGAGGAGCTCGCCCGTGAGGAGGATACGTCCGTGCTCGCGTGGACCAAGGCCAAGATGGCGCGCACCTGGGACAAGATGCTTGGCAACTACGACGCTGGCTCCTGGGACGACAACCCGCAGCTATACGTGGCACGCATGAAACGACTCACCTGAAAAGGCTTTACTTTTTCAAAGAGGTATTATATAATAGGTATGTAGGCTTTACCGGCGAAGGCAAGGAGGAGGTGGGCCATGTGATCCCCAAGGACGGCTGCGAACGGGAGCGCCTCGATGAGGGCGGGGCGCTTCACCCTTAGACACCCATGGAGGCTATGATGAGCGAAGACGGCGAACGATACGAAGTGGATCAAGAGACTGGCGAGGTACTGGAGGAACCACACGATGAACCCGAGATGGCCGACCGGCGGCTCCGCGTGCGATTGGTGTCGTACCGGCGCACCATCAATCTCGGCGACTATGAATCCGTCCAGTTGGAGGAGAGCGTCATTGTCCGGGCGGAAGGGCTCGAAACGGTGGAGCAAGCGATAGCGCTGGAGCAGGCCGCGTGGGACAAGGTGCGCGGCGACGTCCGCGAGCAGGCCACGGCGATCCTGGAGTGGCGACGCAAGCGCCGCGAGAACGCGCTCCGTGTTCAGCTAGCGAATCTGCCTCGGCATGTGAAGGCGGCGGCGCTCGACCTTGTGCGCGACTGGATCGACGAATTCGCAGATGTTCCAGAGACCGAGGACGTCCGGCGGGCGCTAGGCGCGGACGTGGCGCAGGAGGCGAGCAATGACTAGACCAGTCATGGACTACCTGGGCAAGTGGGTCGCGATGGTGGATGGCCCGGTCACTGGCGAGACGGGACGGGTCATGTCCATCAAGAGCGAAGGGCCTCCGGCGAAGCCCCACGTGAGTGTGTTTGTGAAATCGCCGACGGCGCAATGGTGGGGACCCCTGAGCTTCCTGCGCCTCGCCCCAGAGGCCATCCCCGAAACGGTGCTATGGGATACGGTGAACCAGCATGGAGGCGTCGACGAGTTGACCACAGTGCGCAAGCCGTACGTGATGACGCGCCTGTCTGCGACGCTCCCCGATTATGCCGGGGAGCCGGTCGTGATCGAAGGCGTCGGATTTGCCAAGTGGAACCCAAACGACAGAGGAGACCCGGCCTGGGACTGGAAAGAAGGGCGCGGACGGATTATCGCGCATCAGCGAGCTAGACTCGATATGCTGCGGCACCTGCGGCATGCGGTAGGATCGTGGCGAGTACCACTACATCCCAGGGCGATGGAAGAGCAGAATGACTGAGCAGCAGGACTATCTAAGCAAAATGGTGACGGCGGCCTTGGCGCTAGCGGAGGCCGAGACGACCTTGGGCATCCTGGAGGCGGACCGGCTCTATGCGGCGCATGAGGTATCACTGGCGGAAAGCGCCCTCGCCTACATCAAGGCGGACGTGCTCTATGAGGCCTACGAAGTGGGGGGCCTGGACGGCGGAAATGCGCAGACGCGCAGCATTGCCGCTGATGCCGCAGTGGAGACCAATGCGCGGTACATTGACGCGATGGCCGCGCTTCAGGCGGCTCGGCGACACTTAGCGTGTGCGGAGAAGGCGGCGGTGATAAACAAGGGCGTGCGGAATGCCCGAGCCGCCGAACTTCGAGCCTATCAGACGGCGGTGAACGCGCTGGCGAACGTGATGCAAGCGGAAGCAGAGGAGGATACATGCCTGTTGGAGGGATAGTCAACGACGTTCGGCGCGGATGGCGCGTGCTGGGGCGCGTCAAAAAGGGCGCACCCAAAGGTCAAGGGCTCCACAACCGCAACTATTTCAGACTCGACACCAATGATGAGGATCTGCTTCACGCCTGGGCGGATGTCTATGGCGCGGAGCCACGCTCGCTGGACGTCACGCTGCCATATGACCTACTGCGCGACAACTGGGATCAGTGGCTAGAGCTGTGGGGGGCCGGGGGCACGCTCAAGGTGCGATGTAACGGCACCGACTGGGTACAGTGGCGGGACTCCCAGGGGGTTCTCCACAACGATCCTCGCCCTTGCCCGTGGTGTAGCGGGGAGCGAGCCAACGATCCCAACCAGCACCAACTCGTGGGGCGTCTGTTTGTGATGTCCCCGCCACTGCTGGAGCGAGGCTTCAGCGGCGTGCTGATGCTCGTCACCGGATCGTGGAATGACTGCCGCAACATCGAGCGCACCCTGCGCACGGTGGACGACATCGTGGACGGAGAGCTTGGCGGCGTGCCGATGGTGTTGAGCCGGTCCTGCGAAAAGATCACGATGACCCGCGACGGCAAGCGCGTCCGCCGCGATGACTGGCTGGTGCGGCTAGACCCCAATGCCCAGTGGCTCCAGCGGCGCATGGAGCTCCAGCGGCTCCGAGCTATTGAGTCTCGTCCCCGCGCAACGGCGGCGGCGGGCGTGGCTCCGACGGGGGCCGATAGCAGTGACGACCAGATCCCCTTTGATGAGCCGCCTGTCGCTGAGGATGACTGGGACGGGCCTAACGGACCGTATGATGAGCCGCCTCCAGACGATGATGAAGGTGAGCCTATCTCGACGGGGCCGACGGACGCACAACAGGCCAGGGACAACGCCCCGCCAGCGTCAACGAGAGGCCGAGGCAATCCGTTGTACAAAGGAGACACCTCACCGCCCTCGCCTGGCGTGCGGTCACCGGAGACGGTTCAGAAGGAGCTCAAGGCGCAAGCCTGGGACCTGGACCACAAGGGCGTCGTGTTATCCGGCCAGCAGCGCGGCGCTATGGTCGGAGCCCTCAACACTCTTTTTCAAACTGAAGGGGCGAGCGCGGAGCGCATCGCGCAAGGGCGGCACCTTGTCCAGGACTATGTGTTCGGAAAGCCCAAATCAGAGGACCTGACGCCCGGTGAGGTGCTGTCGCTGCTGTGGTGGGCGCAGACCCGTACCGATGATGGAGGATACGCGCCGAGCCCCCAGGCGATGAAAGAGGCGCAGGTCATCGAGAAGGAAGCCCTCGCCGCTGGGGGCCAGGACGAAATCCCATGGTGAAGGAGACACCGACCGCGATTATCAAGCGGTTGCGCAGAAACGCGCTGCTGAGTCAGTCGACCCTGGGGGAGGCCTTTGGCCTTTCCCCGGGAGGCATCGCCAGGATCGAAAGTGGGAGCCTGCCGTTGTCCAGGGCGAGGCGGGCAAACTTTGAGGCGTACCTCGTGCCGCGCTGGAGGGTGATGAGCGACATGCTGGACCCGGAGGGCGTGCTAGACGTGCGACAGCTGCGCATCGCGCATCGTGTCCTATCCGCCGTGCTAGCTATCGTCGCGGAGTCTGCTGATGGCGTGACCTCCGTCGATGAGCTGGCTGTCATGATCGGAAGTGGGCCCATGGCGACGCGCAACGCGCTCGATCATCTAGTCCGTGTAGGACTGGCCGAGGCCGTGTACAGCAAACAGGGCGTGGTGGTGGACGAGACGTCCGCCGGGCTGCGCTATAGAAGGGCGTGTGATGCCAAGACGTGGCTGCTAGAGAAGAGACAAGAAGGAGGGTTCTGAATGGCACAACGAGCGGCATTGATGGCGTTGGCAGGAACGGCAACTGGACTGGTCATAGGACTAGCCGCGCTAGGCGTGGTGCTGATGGTCTATGCGCGCAAGCAAGCGGTTTCTGAGTCGCCCGCCGACCGAACTATGCGGAAGGCCATGGACACCGGACTCGTATTGCTGGCGATCCTCTTTGGCGTGTTCGGGGCGATATTGGGAACGGTGACATATGGGTGAGCCAGTAGACTGAGCGCGATACGCGCACGAGCGGGCGCGGCGATATCAGAGCGTCGAGATGTATATGAACCTGTTGGGAGAGGACTAGGCGATGAGGTCTGAACTTGAGCTTTGGTTCGCAGCCCAACTGCGAGATGCTGGGCTTACAGAGGGAATGGAGGAGGAGTATGAATTTGAGCCAGGACGACGGTGGCGACTCGACTTTGCTTGGCCGGGGCAGCTCGTCGCCGTTGAAATCGAGGGCGGTGTGTGGAGCCGAGGGCGACACACTCGGGGAAGCGGATTCATTGGCGATTGTGAAAAGTACAACACCGCCGTCTTTCGTCGCCGTTGGGATACCATGTACGATGCGCCATACGCCTGGGCGGACAACCCACTCGTAGTAGTAACTAGATTCAGAGTGATCGAGCATGGTTAGACCCAAGCATACTCGCAGGGATATGAATCATGCGCGCATAGTCCAGGAATTGCGCGATCTTGGTGCTTATGTGGCGGACTGTGCGGATGTTGGAGGAGAGGTGCCAGACCTATTCGTTTGTTGGAGGGGCATATGCCGCCCCGTGGAGGTGAAGCAACGAGGGAAAGAACGCGATCTGACGGAGGGCGAGGCCAACTGTAAATGGCGGACTGCACGAGCGCATACGCCACTGTTGGTAGTAACGTGTATCGAAGACGTATTGAATGCGTGGGCGAAGCTAATGAAGGAGGGAAGACAACCATGCGACGACGAGAGTTTCTGACAGGCGGTACGGGGCTGTTGGCGCTCCTGATGGCCGACAAGCTGGCCCGACTTGATATGGGGCGAGCGCAGCCGCATCGGAAGCCGGAGTTCCCGTCCTGGGAGTGGGAAGGATTAACTGATACGGCTAGGCCGGGAGAGTTTTCGGGCGAGATGCCAATCAAGAACTTTGCCGAGTGCCCCGTTGTATTGGTCACCCCGCTTAACAAGCTAGCTGTGCAGATAGTGCGGGAGCCGGAGAATCAGCCTAATCAGTATGGGATAGTACCTGCGCCGTGCATATATGATCAGCTGACGGTGTGGCGCAAGATTGAGATAGGGGCGAGGGTGGCAAACGACATCGTTGCTAACAATCCGCTGCTAGTGCATCGAGATTGGGCGTGGAGCGGAAGCGGAGCCCCATTTCTTTTCGTAGTTACGCCTCGCACTGGGGCCCAAACGATGGAGCTAATAGCGCGCCAGATTGTGGACGAATTATGGCGGGAAGGATGGCTAACAGATGAGGAGGCAGTGAGCGGGTTGCGTAAAGCGGGAGTATTGGGCACTGGGGGCATCGGCGATCTAGGAGGCCGTTCAGATATACAGTTTGATAGTATGAGGGTTGAAAAGGAGTGACGAAATGGGGCGTTATTATCAATCAAGAACGTGGATTCTAATCTTGTTAGTCGTGTCGTTGCTAGGACTGTGCTTGCTGATTGGCAAACGAGCGATGACCGTGGCTGCTACGTCTCGGGGCGTAGTATACGCTTACCCTTTGCCCGAACCGACGCCGACGCCCGGCCTTGCGCCCTATCCTGCGCCCGGGACGGTAAGGGTGCGATGGATCGTGGAGGGCGACGTGCCCGTCGCAGACGCGGCGGTGCTGGTGCCGGCCTATCGGGTGTATTGTCAAACCGGCGGGCGAGAATACGTGCTACGGCTAGTGCGAGCAAGGGGGACGGACACCGAGCACGAGGCCGTCTACACGCTCAAGTCGCGGTGATCCGATCATGGCAAACGCTGATTCGGTAACCGATGACGAAGCGGCTCTGATGGTGCGGCTCTATGAGCAACAGAACTCCATGTCGGCGATCGGTCGGCTGCTAGGCCGGTCGCCGAACACCGTCACACGGTGGCTGAGGCGCAAGGGCGTGACGCTTCGCAGCAGCGGAGAGCAGCGCCACATCGACATCGCCACGGGCGTCTATACTCCAAGGCGCACCGAGTTCACCGACGTCGAGCAAGAGGCGCTGGAGCGGATGTACCTGACGGAGAAACGCGACATGCGCTACTGCGCCCGCAAGCTCGGCGTGAGCGAGACGGTCATCAAGAAGTACGTCTACAAGCATTGGCCCGAAGAGGTGCGCGACAGCGGCCTCCAGCAGCGGATCAACGCGGAACGCAGGCGGAACGGGGATGATGAGGCCGAGCTTGCCACGGACAAGATGTGCGACCTGTGTGGTATCCTCATCGGCGAGGACGGCGACGACGTTCACCCCAATAGCCCGCCTTGGGCCACCCGCTGCTGGGCGTGTCGAGCGCAGTGGGGCAACGCGCCCGCCGAAGTAATAGAGGACATGCGCCTCCACAAGTATGAAGAGTGGGCGCGCCTCGCGGAACAGGCTTGAGGCGCATAGGGGTTGACACTTATTATGCCATGTGGTATAGTGAGTCATCGAAACGCTGGCTCACCCGGGCAGCGCCGTCCCGGGCTCGATCACAGGCCATCATCGCAAGGGACGGCGCGCGGAGGGAGTGGCAGTGACAGAAAGCGGACACGTGAGGCGCAGTGTCTATGTAGACCCGCGAGATTGGAAGCGCCTCAAGATTGCATTGTTACAACGGGGCCTGACGCTCAGTGAGTGGTGCCGGAGCCGAGTGGCCCAGGACCTCGACGCGATGACTGACAACGGACATGATCGTGACGACGGAGCGGACGCATGAGCAGGGGGCGTCCGCTCCGTCTTTGTGGGTACAGGCGGCGAATGCTCACGCGGGCGTGAGAATGGAGGGCAATGGCCGTGGAGCCTATTCCGGACTATATTGTGACCCGAGACATCCAAGGGTGCGCGTCGTGTGGAGCAGACCATGAGCGCGTGACGTTCCGACTCTGCGGTGAGAGCCAGAGCGGGTTTCTGTACGTGAGCGAGTGCCCCGTGAGCGGGATGACGCTCTACATGATGTTCGAGGGAGGCGGCGAGGATGAATAGGCGACGGTTTCTGGAGTTCGTACGTGATGGGGCGGTGGCGGCTATGCGATCTTCGACAACTTGGGCATTCAGATACCCATCGAGGAACTGGCAACACGATGCGGGCAAAGCGCTCGTGAGGGAATAGTGCGTCGCATGATAGAAAGCTTGCGCCGCAAGGCATAGGAGTGCCAGGTGAACATAATGTCACGAGCAGGGACCCGGGCATGACGACTAGCGGACTGGGGCGCTCCAACGCCTATCATCGATGGAGCATGGGCGCAACGGGGCTGCGCAAGCGGCGCGTGGCGACCCTTGTGGCTCGCGGCTATGATCCCTATGAGATCGTCCAGCAGATGGGGACGCCGATGATGCCCGACCCGGCGATGCCTGGCGGCGAGCGGCCCAACCCGATGTACACCGTAAACCCCACGACCGGGGATGCCTATAGCGACTCTACCATCCGCCGTGACGTGGAAGAGATCATGGCCGCGTACAGCCAGTTCAACAGCGAGCGGATCGCCGAGGAGCGCGGGCGGCTAGTCCATGAGGTGGATGAGATTCGCCGGGGACTTTGGGCGCGCACCGGGACAAGTGGCCTGGAAGCCTACGAGCTACTGATGGAGGCGGTTCGGCTCACGGCCAACCTCGCTGGAGCCAATATGCCCCTCGAGGTGCGCAGCCAGAACATCAACGTATCGGTGGCGGACCTGGCCGAGCTCTCCAATGAAGCGCTGGAGCGGATCGCCAACGGGGAGCCGGTGGAGGTGGTGCTCAGAGAGTGTCGGGACGGCTTAAATGTCGTGGAGGATATGGATGACCAACGATAGCATCAAGGACCTGCGGCCGGACCCGCAGAACGCTCGGCAGCACAACCCTCGGAACCTGGCGATGATCGAGGATTCACTGCGCCGCGTCGGGGCCGCACGCTCCGTTGTCATAGACGACGACAACATCATCTTGGCGGGGAATGGCGTGGTGGCCGCAGCCGAGGCCGCCGGGATTGAACGCATACGGGTTATAGAGACGGATGGGGACGAGATCATAGCTGTGCGGCGGTCCGGACTCACCGACGAGCAAAAGCGCCTCCTGGCGTACTATGACAACCGCACCGCTGAGCTCGCCACTTGGAGCGCGGAGCAGGTGGTGGCGGACCTTGACGCCGGGCTGTCGCTGGAGGGCATGTTCTACGAGGACGAGTTGGCCACGATTCTAGGGAATGCGGCCGATGACCTAGCTAGTGTTGAGTTCCGCGAATATGATGAATCGGTGGCCGATGAGGTAGAGTATCTGACGTGCCCGGAGTGTGGACACCGATGGCCGAAATAGACTTGCATCCGGCGGCGGAGAGTAGGGCTATCAGCATAAGCACGGCATTGAATATTCCCGCGAACATGGGAACGCTAGAATATCGACGCAGCTATAAGGCAGGCGGTCAAGTAGAGGTAGCTCAATCGGGGTGTGATAGACCATCGCTTACAATCACCAAGGCGAGAAACTTTAGCGGCAAGCGATATGGAGACAAGGTCGCTAGTCTGGACAAGCCTATCGGCACAATTACAAGGTTAAGCAGATGGTTTCTTACAGAACAGGAAGAGTTTAGCCTTGATGCGTATAAGCGATTGGCAAGCTATCCGGACAGGTTTCAATTTATAGGGGAGAGCAGCGGCAAGTCACGCATCGGCAACAGCGTCCCACCTTTGTTCATGCGTGCCATAGCGGCAAGAATCAGCGAGAGGCTTTTTGGCAAGATGACATGGAAGCCAGAATACACGGGCGACTATCCGGCGCTTCTTGACGAAGCGTGGCAGCAGCACCTCGCGCCGCGAGAGCCAGACGCGCCGACGGTTATCAGCACCTTTGCGGGGTGCGGCGGTTCGTCGCTGGGCTATAGCATGGCCGGATACCGCGAGCTGTTGGCCGTCGAATGGGACGACAATGCCGGGGCGACGTTCAAGCTCAACTTTCCCGGCGTGCCGGTGTATCACGGTGACATAGCCAAACTGAGCGTTGAACAGTGCCTAGAGATGGCGCAGATAGAACCGGGCGAGCTGGACGTGCTAGACGGTTCGCCGCCATGCCAAGGCTTCAGCACGGCGGGCAAGCGCGACATGGACGACGATCGCAACCAGCTATTCCGCGAGTACGCGCGCCTCTTGCGCGGGCTGAGGCCCAGGGCGTTTGTCATGGAGAACGTAAGCGGGCTAGTCAAGGGCAAGATGAAACTGATATTCGCCGAGATCATGCGCGAGCTGAAGGCTAGCGGCTACAAGGTGTCATGCCGCCTGATGAATGCCATGTATTTCCATGTGCCGCAAAGCCGACAACGGCTGATCTTTATCGGCGTGCGTGATGATCTGGCGGCAGAGCCGGGGCATCCGGGGGCGGGGGCAAAGCCGATCATAGTGAGGTGTGCGCTCAAAGGGTTGAATCAAACCAAAAAGAATGCGGCGCTAGGGCATTGCTGGATTGACGCGAAGCCCGGGAGCAAAACCGCAATGGCATTAGCGCAAACGCCAGAAGGGGCGCGGTTGCGCGGGTTTGCAATGGCGCGGCGTTTAGCGTGGGGACAGGTGGCGGGCACCATTCAGACCGGCGGGTGTGCTCCTGGCTATCCCGGTTCTTCTTGGCCATCCCATCCTACAGAGCCGCGAGGGATAAGCACGAGAGAGGCAGCCCGCCTAGCGTCATACCCGGATGCGTTTGAGTTTCGTGACTGGCGCGATGGGGCCAAGCGCATCGGCAATAGCGTCCCGCCGCTTTTCATGCGGGCCATAGCGCAGCATGTGCGCAATGAGGTTTTGAACGCACACCGTGAACACTAAGCACCGCTCTCACCAGGCGATCATCGACCTGCGCCGTGTGCGCGTGGCGCGCAGCTGGTGTTTGCGGAAAGAGGGGGAATCCGTCATGACGGTATCGGCCCCTGAGACGCTCGCAAAGGCGATCCTCGCTCGACGCAAGAAGGCGGGGCAATACGTCCTGCCGTCGGAACGCTACCGCGAGTTTGGGCGACGCTATTACAACCGTCGGGCCGACTTCATGCGCGACATCATCCGCTGGCCCAAGCCGACGGAGCAGTGGGCGGATTATCAATTGGATCTAGCGGCGACGCTGGACCACGAGGACTGGCTCGCCGCTCGCGGGTCACGAGGGCTAGGCAAGACGGCGGTGGAGGCGGCGCTGGTACACCACTTTGCGCTCACTCGTGACGCCCTAGAGCTCGACTGGAAGGGCATCACCACCGCCTCCATCGGCCAGCAGCTCACGCTCTACCTATGGCCCGAGATTCACAAGCAAGCACGGATGATTGATTGGCGTAAGGTAGGACGGGAGCCATACCGAGACCGGGGCTCTCACATCGAGCTGATGAAGACCCAGCTGCGCCTCCGAACGGGCCAGTGGGCGTCAGTGATCAGTCCGGACGCAGACCGGCAAGAAGGCGCTCACGCCGACGAGATGATGCTCATATTCACCGAGGCCAAGATCATCCCGGCGGGCGTCTGGGACAGCGCCGAGGGCTACTTCTCTACCGATGGCGTAGGCAAGTGGATCGCCTTCAGCACACCTAGCGGCGGCTCCGGACGCTTCTATGAGATATTCCAACGACGGCCTGGACTCCAGCGCTGGGCCACGCGGCGGATCACGCTACATGAGGCTATTGCCGCTGGCCGGGTCAGTGCGGAGTGGGCCGAGAACCTACGCCTGCGGCTGGGCGAGGACCATCCCTTGTACCAGGCGCAGGTGCTCGGCGAGTTCGCGTCCGACGAGGAGGATGGGGTCATCCCGCTCATGTGGGTAGAGCAGGCCATCGAGCGGAACGATAGCAAGGACCCGGAGTCGCCGGTGGTCGCGCTGGCCTTTGACGTCGGCGGCGGCAAGGCCGGGAACGACGCCAGCACCATCGCCATGCTTACGGCGGACCGGCGGGTGCTACCGCTTGTCAAGATCGAGGCAGCCCACGATCCGTCGGTGGCGACCATGGAGCTGGTTGGGATCGTGGCCGGGCTGATCCGCAAACATCAAGCGACCTTGCGGCACGCCAACGGCGACATCAACGGGATAGGGGCAGGCGTCGTTCACCGGCTCCGTGAGATGGGCTTTCGCGTCTTTGGCTTCAACGCCGCCGCTCGCACGGACCGCATAGATGATGCTGGTATGCTCGGGTTCGCCAACGTGCGCGCCGGGGCGTGGTGGGCGACGCGAGAGCTTCTAGACCCACAGCAAGGCGCAAAGGTGGGGTTGCCCGATGATGACGACCTGAAGGCAGATCTAGTGTCCACGCGGCTGAAGCGTATCACCTCGGCGAGCCGTCGAGTCATGGAGGACAAGGATGCGATCCGCAAGCGCATTGGACGATCCCCGGATGCCGGTGACGCCGTTGTCCAGGTACTCACGGGGGTGCTGTTTGAAGAGGAGGCTATGGCCGGACAGAACGCTGGGCCGGTAGAGATATACCGGCGAGGGCTGGAGCGCGGGCCTAGCCGTGGATACTGAGAACGTGGGCGACGCGGAGCATGATTGTGTGGAGTTGGAGGCGGGGGTGGCGGAGTGAGGGCGGAGATGGTGTGCGGCGACTGTCTGGATCTGATGCGGGACATGTCCGATGGGTCGGTGGATGCCGTGATCGCCGATCCGCCGTATGGGATCGGTTTCCAGTATAGCCAGCACGATGATACTCCGGACGGATACGGCGAATGGTTGTGGAAGTGCATAGAATTGGCAGAGAGCAAGTGCAAGCCAGGCTCACCGGTTTTCGTTTGGCAGGCCATGCCAAACGTACGGCTTTTGGCCGCATGGTTCCCGCGCAAATGGCGACTGTTCGCGGCCTGCAAAAACTTTGTACAGATGCGGCCAACGGTCATGCAATATGCTTTTGACCCGGTCGTGGTCTGGTGGACTGCGGGAGATACATACAGCGCAGGGACGCTGAGCCGCGACTGGCATATCGGGAACACGGCCAACACCATCAACCGTGGCGCGGGCAATGCCGGAGGCCATCCGTGCGCTAGGCCGCTAGGGCAGGTTACACACATCGTGAACCAGTGGGTTCGGCCAGGCGGCACGGTGCTCGATCCATTCATGGGCTCCGGCACCACCGGCGTCGCCTGCGTGCAGACCGGGCGCTCATTCGTCGGCATGGAGATTGACCCGGCCTACTTTGAGATTGCCCAGCGTCGCATCGCCAAGGCGCAGATGCAACCGCTACTAACCGGCATCACCGACCCGAAAGAGCTGCGCAAGGCAGCGGGGCGTCTGGAGTCGCTGCCACTGCTAGAGATGATGGAGGCGAATGAGACATGAAGACCTGTTGGCTCGTATCGCTGACGACGCTGTTGGTGGCGGCGTTGCTTGTCTGGGCAGTAGCGACAGAGCGGTTGAGCCCTCCGCCGATTCCTATCACGCCGGTCCCCACGGCGTATCCGCAACCCATACGGACCGCCACGCCGGGAGTCGTGACGCCGTATCCGTAGGCGATTATCAATCAGGAGGTGAGGCATGGCGTCCATACTGAGCAAGGCGTGGGACCGGGTAAGCGGCAACAAAGGGCTGCGCGATGAGCTAGGCGAGGCGATCCGCATTGCTGAGGCCCAGCGCGACTTCTACCGTGACCTCCAGAGTGCCTACCCGATGTCGTTGGTGCCTGGCGAGATGCGGGACCGGCTGACGGAGATGCGCGAGACCGGGACGCTGGCCCAACGCCTGCGGTACCAAAGCGACGAGTGGGAGGTGGTGGCGTCGTTGGGCGGGTCCCCTCTGAATATGCACGAGCGCCTCAAGCTAGTGCGCCTGTGCCGCGTCCTGTACGCCAAGTGCGGCAATGCTCGCGGAACGATCCGCACCTGGACCAACTTCGGCTTCGGCCACGAGCTCGATGTCACGGCCCATGACGTGCGGCTGGCTCAGGAACGGGCGGCAGCGAGAACGCGAGCCATGTGGCGGGGCGCGGGACTATCCGAGGCCAGCACGACCACGCGCAAGCGGATCGTTGAGGCCGAAGCTGACGCAGATCCGGTATCCGCCTGGTGGGGCGAGTTCTGGGGGGCGACGCGAAACCGTCCGTGGCTGGGCTCGCATCGGCGATACCTCCTGAGCGACAAGCTCCTGACCGACGGGGAGTATTGGCTCATCGTCTTCACCAACAAGGCCACCGGGCGCTCTACGTTGCGGCTCGTGCCGTGTGACGAGATCACGGAGATCGTCACCTCACCGGACGACCCGGACATGGGCCTGTGGTACAAACGCGAGTACACTGACACGAACAATGTCCGCCAGTGCGTCTACTATCGCGACTGGAAGGTGCCACCACCGGACGTTGACGAGGAGTCGCCGCTATTGGTGGTGGAGGCAGACGACGCCCTGCCCAGTGATGCAGTGCGGGCGGACCTCCAGAATCCTGACGTTGACGTTTGCGCGATACATGTGGCCTATGAGATCGTGGAGGGACGCGGGAGCCCGCTGCTATCGTCGAGCGTGTACTGGCTCATTCAGTACGAGGACTTCGCCCAAGACCTCATGTCGCTGGCGGCAGCCAACGCCACCTATGCGCGGTGGCTCCAGCACAAGGGCGGATCGCGAGCGACAGGGGCACTTCAACAGCTTCTCAACAGTAGCCTCGTCGCAGGTGGAGCGTCGGGCACGGGCGAGACCAACCCGCGGCCTATCGCTGGATCCACGGCCATCAGCAATGAGGCCGTGGATATGCGCGAGGCCCCCATCAGCCGGGCAGCGTCGGAGGCGACGTCAACACGCGACATGGCAGCAGCGATGGCCGCGTTCGGGGCTGGGCTGTTCCCGCACTGGTGGGGCCTCGGTGACGCCTACCGTCTTGCGACGGCGACGGCGATGGAGGTGCCGCTGCTGCGCAACTTCGAGCGGTACCAAGCTTTCTGGCGATCCGTGTTCACCGACTTGGTCAACGTCGTGCTGGATCAGGCCGCGCGGTACGGTGGCCTCGACAGCCCCCAGGACAGCCGAGACGTGGACACCTCGATGCGCGCTTTGCTGGACACTGACCTCGGGCAGTTCGCATCAGCCATCCAAGCCTTCGCCGACTATCTGCCCGAGGACATGATCCGCAGGCTGGCGCTCCAGGCGCTCAACGTCCCGAACGCCGAGGACATACTGGAGCAAGTAGACGTTGATGCCGCCACGCAGGACCAAGCAGCGGAACGGTTGGCCACGGCGATCCACGATGCAACTCACATGCTGGAGGACCTAGCGAATGAGACCAACGGTGACGATGATCGTGAAGCTGTCAAGATGGTTGCGGCGGCCCTCCGACGGTATAGCGGAGAGCACGACTGAGCCGACCGCGACGGATGCGCTGCGCCACGCCGCCCGCTACGGAGAGCTACTGCGCTGGAGCCTGCGCGAGGCAGTGGGCGACACCGCCTTCGGCAACTATGCGCGCCGCACCAAGGAGGAGTACTGCGAGCGCCTCCAGAAGGCCTTCCGCGAGGGCTGGTACGGGTTCGATGACATCAGTGTGTTCATCGATGAGGTAGAGCGCATGGCGGGCGCGTTCCTGTACGCCGCGTTCCTCCAGGGCTTTGAGGCCGAGGGTATCAAGCCTGACGAGCTTACCGTCACCGAGCTCGCTATCATCGAGCAGTACCTGGCTGAGCAGATTGCACACCTTCCAGCAACAGCCGCCTGGCTGGAGGCCGGCCAGGTCCAGTACTTCAACCGGGATGGGCCACAAGGCGGACACTCGCGAACCGCCGTGGATGCGCGGTCACAGATGTGGTGTAACCGATGGAACGACGCGCTCAACCAAGGCCGGTTGCTAGGGGCCAAGGACCAAAAGCTCATGTGGCACCTTGGCCCCACCGAGCACTGCTCGGACTGCCTCAGCTATGATGGGCGGGTGTACCGAGCGAGCACCTGGGCACGCTGGGACATTCGGCCTCAGCATTCTAGCCTGGCCTGTCACGGGTACAATTGTCAATGTCGGTTGGTATCCACCGACTCCCCCATAACACCCGGACGACCACCTAAGATGACGGGAGGAGCATGATGAGAGCGTTGAGTGGGTTGAGCGCCGTGCTAGGCCGTTCCACCAAAACGGCGCAGAGCGGGGCTACAGCGACGGCGGCCCAGAAAGCCGCAGCCCTTCAGAAGGAGCGCACGGACCGGGTGCTGGCTCTACTCGATGCGGTCAAGGGGAGCTCTAGTCCAGACGACCTCCACCGCGTAGGGGTCCTGGCGGCGAACGACGAGGCATACGACAACCTCAAAGCGGCTGCGGCCACGTTGGGGCTGATTTTACGGGACGCGATCCCGCCCCAACTCCGGACCTTGCGCGAGGCGATGGACGGATTGGTCGACATCTTCGGTAGCCTACTCACGGTAGCCTATGCTGCTGGCGCGATACGAGCATCACGACGACGCTCCACGAAACGGAGGCGGCGATGAGCGCAGTGAGCGAGGCCATAGCCCGGCGCATCGACCAGTTCGTCTGGGACCGCTGTCAAGGACCCGGGGCCAAGGTGATCGAGCTCCGCGTGCTGGTCGTCGGGGGCTCAGTGTACAAGTGGCGGCACCCTGAGCGACGGTCGTGGGAGCCCAGTGGTTACGATGCGTCGCAGACTGAGGCGGTCATAGATGATGAGCACGCAGTCTTGCTCCTTACAACGGCTCCATAGTACGTACTCAGTACGTACACCGCCCCGTTCTCACCGGCGGGGCGGCGTCTTTGTTTCGGGAATCTTTACGCAAAATTTACGCAATCTTTACGGATAGCTATAGACGTAGGTGGGAAACTATGCTATAATATCGTCGTAAGGTTAAGGACGGGAACGGGGATAAGGACCGCCCCCAGACACGCAGAGGAGACGAACAATGAGCGCAGCATACTTTGAGACACTCAGCGAAGGTAAGACGCTCAAGCAAGCATTCGATGCTGCAACGAGCAAGGCCAAGATGTTGTACGGGGCAGGTGGGTACACTGGGACGGTTGCCGAGAAGCGCACGGTTGTTGAGATCACCGAATATAAAGGGCGCGCAGAGAGCACCGCCCGCACGTTCGCTCGCAAGCTCATCGCCGACGACGACTCTCGAGTAGACGATAAGTGGGGCCCGGCGGGCGCGATTTGTTACAGCAAGAGCAAGGGCAAGTGGCTAATCTTTGGATGGGCTAGTTCGTAGTGCTGACCCGAGAAAACGAGAAGCCGCCTTCGGGCGGCTTCTTTGCTTGAGTGCTTGCGTTCCGCCAAACAATCTGGTATACTGGAGACGTCATCGAGAAGCGTCCCACACTGCTTCATCGTGACCTCCAAGGGTGGCCCCGCCAACCGGCGGGGCGGACAATATCAAGGCCGAACGCCTCGCGACTGACTATAGAGTGTCTGGGTAGGAATAGCCCAGGGCGTCTAGTGGACGCCCTGGGCTATTGTGTTGTTGGAGGGGAGCATGCCGCTACACGTCGGTGTTCCGTATCAGCAGGTGCTCAGGGCGTCCGCAGCTTTGCCTGCTGCGGGCGCGTGGGATGCGACGCCGACGGAGGTATTCGTCAGTGGAGCCGCCCACCTCACATTCCACCTCGCCTACACTCGCGGCGCTGCTGGCGGCGCGTTTGATTTTCAATGCTGGTACAGCCCGTACAGCGTAGCAGCGAACGTTCCGACTGGTGCGGAAGAGTGGCTGGCCATGGCGCTCTATGCGCCAGGCCTGGTCGCCGCAGGTGTCGACTCTCAAAGCCGTGAACAGCGCGAGTATGTGACGTATCAGGCCACCGCCGCACCTGTTGAGGCTATCGAGTTCGGCCCTGTCAATGTGGGAGGGACCGTAGAGCGAGTGCGGGTCCGAGCACGTGAGAGCGGCGCGGTCGGCAATCCGGGAACGCTACAGATCGAGCTGACGGCGAGGTAGGAGACGGGCATGCTTCAACCAACAAACCGTGCTGATCGCGAAATCACTGAGACTTTGGATGCGGACATTAACCTCGCTGAGGTATCGGGCGCGGCTATCGGCGCGGCCAACCCGGTACCTGCTGCGCCCATCGTAGCTGGAGCCGCGGTCTCCTCCACCAACCGTTTTCCCGTGACGTCCACGGGCAGCAGCGTTACCGTCTCACAGACGCCGACGATCACCGCTGGCGCGTACGCTGCCGGGAAAGCCGTGGGCGGCAAGCTCACCTTTGCGAACATGGCGCGGGAGGCGGGCGGCGTCGTCACCCTCCAGAGCGTGACGATCCTGGACAAGGCAGCGCAGTCGGCGCACTTGGTCCTGGTGCTGTTTGACCGCGACTTCACGGCGACAGCTGATAACGCAGCGTTTGACCCGAGCGATGCGGACCTTGCGCACGTCGTGGCCATTGTCCCTGTGTTCACCTCGGACTATCAAGAGTTCGCCGACAACGCCGCGGCCACGGCGAGCAATTTGGGCATCGTCGTCACGCTCAATGGTACGTCGCTATACGGGCAGATGATGTGCGTTGGCGCACCGACGTATGTCTCGACCAGCGATCTGACCGTCATCGTCAGCGGCTATCAGGACTAGCGCCATGCTGAGACACAGAGGCGGATACGCGTCAAACGCAAACAAGCTCCGTCTGACCGCGACGACGGCAGGCGCAGGCCAGACGGTGACGCTACAACGGATCACCCACTCTCGTCCGTCAACAGTCCAGTGGGGCGACGGGGCCGTCGACAGTCACGGCGCGGACTATACGGGGCCCTGGACGCACACGTATACCGATGCGGGGACGTACGAGGTCTGTGTCCACCATGCGGACCGGATCACCGGCGTGGACCTGCGCGACAGCAAGATCAGCGGACTCAACACCGTGCAGCTGCGGCGGTCGGTACTAACGCGGTTCTGGGCCACTGGTCTAGACGCAACTACGGCCAATGTCATCAGGTCCGCCGACATGATCAACTGGCGACCGACGCTCTGGTATCTGTATTCGATGCCCGCGGGGGCGTACGACATCGACTCCGCGCACATGGTCGACTGGCGACCGACGCTCTGGTCTCTGCGCTCGATGCCCGCAGGGACGTACGACATCGACTCCGCGCACATGGTCGACTGGCGACCGTTGAGCTGGTATCTGTTTTTGATGCCCGCAGGGACGTACGACATCGACTCCGCCGACATGGTCGACTGGCGACCGACGAATTGGCGGTTGTACTCGATGCCCGCAGGGACGTACGACATCGACTCCGCCGACATGGTCGACTGGCGACCGCTGTACTTGTGGCTGTACTCGATGCCCGCGGCAGGATCGTCCTACGCGTTTGCGGCGACGTGCATGCGCAACTGGACGGGGGCGGAACTTATCTACTGCCAAGACCTCGGGCTGCTACAGGCCACGGTGGACGCGATTATCGCCGACGTCTGGGTGGGGCGCGCGGGGTATACGTACGCCACGCCAGAGCTCAATGTGGGCGGCACCAACGCGACGCCGACGGGCGTGTATCAGGACGGCTACCCGCTGCCGCTCACGGCGCTAGAGGCTGTGCACGATCTTGTCAACGACGACGATGCGGCGGGGATCAATACATGGTCGGTGACCTGGAATGGCGGTAGCGCACCATGAGAATCAAGACGACGGCTCGCCCGCGGCTGTACACGCTGCTACACGACGGCGAGGTGGTGACTAGCGGCGTGCTACACGCTGGCGACTATATGGCCACCAGCCTGGACGCGGTACACGCCGAGGACGAGGGCGAGTATCTGGCGTCGCTGGCGCCGGTGCGCGCTGCGTTCCCACCGCTGCCAGACTCTGGTCGCGTCGAGGCCAACGTCATCTACCAACACGGTGACCAGGTGGTCATGGTCAGACAGCCGCATGATCGCGGCGTGTACGGCGATGATCCGAGCTCGTATCCGACACTGTGGCTGGTGTACCGTGAGGACGCCGCCGATGTGCTACCGTGGATCGCTGGCGAGCAGGTGTGGCGCGGTACGCGGCGCGTGTACGACGACGTGACCTACGAGGCCGTCCAGGACCACGTGACCCAGAGCGATTGGACGCCGCCTGCTACGCTGCTCACGCTGTGGTCGGTGGTTGACGATGAGGAGCCGCCGGACGAGCCGCAGCCGTGGGCGCCTAAGGTGTATGCGCTGGACGATTTGGCGACACACCTGGGGCGCGTGTGGCTATCCCTGATGAACGGGAACGGCTACGAGCCGTCCAAGGCGGGCACGTGGCGTGATCAAAGCGATCCACCGATGTGGGTAGCGCCGTCTGGGGCTATCGGCGTGTGGAACGAGGGCGATGTGGCGACCCACGGCGGCCAAACTTGGCGGAGCGAGATTGACAACAACGTCTGGGCTCCGGGCGAGTATGGTTGGGCGGCAATATAGGCTATGCCCTATGATGGGAAGGACGATCCCGGGCTGCCGGATCGCGTGAAGGCGTGGTCTGAGGATCGACGCATCACCTGGGTGCGAGCGTGGAACCGCAGCTTTTCGGCTTGTCGGCGCGACGGCGGGGACAACAGTGAGTGTGAGGGGGAGGCGTTCCGTATCGCCTACACCGCAGCGAACGCGCAAACACGTGAGGCAGTGGTCGAGCTAGAGTGGATCGACGCTCTCACAGAAGGCGGCCCAGGCTCCGGCAACTGGGGGCACAAAGGGATCAAGGGGCGGCGGGGCGGGAGCGCGCCTAGGGGCGGCGGAGGGGTTGCCGGACAGTATCTGCGAGCCAACTATATCGGCGCCGAGCCGCCTTTATCAATGTGCGGGCTAGACAAGTTCGCGGGCGAGGTCGACCCATTCAACCCAACTCACTCGGAAGACCTTGTGCTGAAGGAGATTCTCCACGCGCAAGGATTCGATGGTCTCCCACAGGTTGTCGATGAGTTGGCGGTTCCAGAGGGTGGCGTAGAGCTTTGGCGCGGAGTCGCGACGGGGGAACAGGCGGAACAGTTTCGTAGCGGCGATCTCTATTCAGGACGAGGTGGTGGCGGATCAGGCACTTATACGACGACCGATCAAGGATACGCACAGAACTACTCCGGTGGGACACCTGATGCTGTGGTTCACATGGCCTTGCGGCCAGGAGCTAAGACAATCACGAATGACGAGCTCAGAGAGATACGCGCTCAGTATAAGGAGCGGCTCGCTGGGCGTCCGAGCCCGGAGGAGCAGAAACAGCTATTCACGCAATATAGACGGGCGCAGCGAGAGGGGCGCCAGGCCGATGCCGACGAGTATATGAAACGTCTTGATGGGAGCCCGCATCCGCAACGCGAACAGCTGGAGCGGGCATACGCGGACCCTGGGAGGCTCGCCGCCGCGATGGGCTATGACGCCATCGATCAAGGCTTTGACGTCTATTTGATCCTGAATAGGACCGCACTGATCGTCGAGGCGGGGCAATGATCACTCCAGCGCTCAGTCGGCGGCTTGCTGTAGTGCGTCCTTTCGCTCCGTTTGAACAGATGGATGACCGTGAATGGGAGCGCTTCCTTACCCGCGCTCAGACAGCCGAAAGATTCGAGGCGCTGCGTGACGAGGATCAAGGGGCGGTGATTCGAGCGGAAGCGCAGATGCCCGCCATTCTCAGGACGCGATGGAAGAGGATCGAGCAAGAGCGGAAGCCCCAATTCACAGTGGTCGAGATCGAGTGGCCCCGTGATGACGGGCCCGCGGCCGAGTAGGAGGTCATATGGCAAGCAACCTGTACCTGCGGATCGATGACCAGCGAGTTGCTATGCAAGAGCTCGTTGACACCTGGCGTGAGGTCCACGATGTCCAGGAGGCGGCGACGGTCAAGGCCCAGGCGCAGGCGCTCATGCGCCAACTGACCTCGTTCCTCAAGGACCGCACGATCCCTGAGGCGCTGCGCAAGGAAGTCGAGGACGTGCGCGTGGCCTTGCGGCGCAAGTGGGAAGACCTCGAGGCGGAAGCCTCGGCTGGCGTAGAGGAGCCGAGCGAGGAAGGCCCGGGCGTGCCGTACACGGACCTGCCTTGGATGAGTGCGGAGACCGCTGAGGCCGCCGGGCCCGTGACTTTTGCTGAATCGGCGTCGGCGCGGATCGTGGACGTGGACTTGGGCGAGGCGGCCCCCGGCGACGATGAGCCGCTGGTGTACGTGGACTTTGTAGTCATCGAGCCAGGCTGGGGCAACACCCGCGACAACAACTACTACTCGCCCGAGATGGTGCGGGAGTATGCACACAAGTTCCAGGGTGCGAAGATGTACCCGACAGAGCACGACTCTCGGGCCAAGACCGTCGAGCGCGAGTGGGCAGAGATTATCAAATGCCCTGTGGACTTTACGGAGACGGGCGCCCCTATCGGGCGTGCCGCCGTCTACAACAAGGACATGGCGTACAGTGTGCGCCAACGCGCCAAGGCCGGGCGGCTCGAATCGCTCCAGTGCTCGATCCACGCGGTAGGCGACGTGGAGCGGGGCTACAAAGCGGGCGGGCGCTCGGGCAACAAGGTCAAGAGCATCAAGCACGTCGAGTCGGTGGACCTCGTGTCGCGCGCTGGGGCAGGTGGGCGGGCGGTGGCGATGTTCCAGGAGGATTCAGGAGGGATTATCATGAGCGATGCTGAGCGAGTGACTGAGAACGATGAGCCGGTTGTGGAGATACAGGAGATACATGAAGCCGAGGCCGCCGCGACGCCTACCGAAGCGGCAGAGACGTCGGTGACGGAGGATCAGCCGACGGAGGTGCTGACCGCATCGGACATCGTGACCGCGCTCACGGAAGCCAGCCTGCCAAACGCAGCGATGGTCGCCTTGTCCAAGCGGACGTATGATACGCGGGAGGAGCTCGACGCGGCCATCGCGGAAACCCAAACCATCATCGACGCGGTGGTGGCGGAGGCCAGCGTTGCGTCGGGCAAAGGTCCTGCTAAGGCCCAAGCGCCAGAGGCCAACAAGTGGCGCCGGTTCAGCGAAGGTTCAGCGGCCTTCGGGCTGGGCACCGCAACGCCGCCAGATCAGAAAGGCGCGACAGGCACACTGAACGTCGCCGAGGACCACGGCAAGAACGTGGACGCAATCTTTGAGAAGTGGGGCACCGCCTAGGCTGCGCCCCGACCATACGCCTAGACGGCAGCAAGGAGTCAAACGATGACCACTGAATTCAGCAGCGGATCGGACTGGGAGCAGAGCAGCGGCCCGCTCATTGAGCGTAACGCGCTAGAGGCAGACTGCTGGCCCAACAGCAACGATGTCGCAGGGAAAGATGATCTTGCGCCAGGACTCCATCCCATCCAGGCCATCGGCCCCAAGGCGGATCGGCCAGAATTGGTGTGTGGGGTGCTGGTGAGCTACAACGCGACGCTGGACCGCGGCGTGCTCAACATCGCACCGGGGTTTATCAGTCGGCACTATATCGCCAACGTGCTTACCTACAATGCCGGCACCCCGAACACATGGAGTGGTACGCTGACGGCAGGACAGGTCGTGTACGTCGACGACTCGGATGACTTGGCCGCAGGGGTGACTCTGAGCCTGTCGCCATTGAATGACGCGGGCGCAGCCAACCCGATTGCAGGTGTTGTGTGGCGTTGTCAAGATGAAGAGCCGGACGCGGACATCGGCGGGGCCAATACGGACCCTTACCCGCGCTCGTTCACTGGCAACGACGCGACATACTACCTCGAGGCGTGTGTCATGCTGTGGCCCGCCGCCAGCTAGACTAGGCCGCCGCTAGAGGTCGTGACGTACTATGCGCACGGCACAGAGCGGGGCAGACAAGGAGACATCATGCGACACATCGTAGGCACTATGATGGACCTGGCGACCCTTCGCCTAGAAGAGAGCGGCCAGCCCCAACGGATCAGCGAGGTCCGGGATATGTTCGGCGCATTCGACTTGGCGCTGAACGGCGTGCGCACGGTAGGCCGCGGCTATGAGGGGCCCGAGAGCCTCATCACCGAGGTTATGACCACCGCCGACTTCACCTATGCCCTGGGCGAGTTCGTCCAGCGGCAGATCATCCCGGGGTATCAGCAGAAGCGGTTTGAGTTCGAGCCGCTCATCAAAGAGGATCGCCTCCCGAACTACATGGTGGCGACTCGGTACCAGCGCCGGAGCGAACTCGACGACCTCGAGTACGTGGGCGAAAAGGGCGAGGCGCGTCCGGGCAGTGTAAACGACGCGACGCCGCGTGAGTATCAGGTGTACGACTGGCAGAAGCAGTTCGACTTCGACTTCCACGCGCTCGTGAACGATGACCTGGGCTACTTCCAAGACCAAGGCCGGATGATGGGGCGCAGCGCCCGACGGACGCTCGAAAAGTTTGTCAGCCGCATGTACACCAACGCCACCAGCATCGCCAGACTCACTGGCCTGGGAGCGCTCTACTCGCAGACCGGACGCCTCACGTCAACGCGCATCAGCGAGGCCCGCATGGCCTTCGCACAGCGCACCGACGCCCGGGGCGAGCCGATCATGGTTTCGCTGCGCTACCTGGTCCACCACACGGGGCTCATTGATCAGGTGCGGGTCATCCGCGCCAGCCAGCTCATCCCCGAGCTCGCGACCAATGCGGCCAACGTGATCAGCGGCGACTTCACGCCCATCGAGGACCCGTACATGGCGGGGACCGCGCCAAACCTCCCATGGTACTGCTTCTCGAATTGGCAAGAGGACAACGTGGTGCCGCTGGTGCTGGCTCGGCTACAGATGCTCCCGGCCCCGCAGCTGATCCGCAAGCGCAGCGACATGGAGACGTTCACCAGCTTCCAGGCTGGCGGGTCGCCGCTGTCGCCGATGCTGGGCGACTTTGCGACGGGCAACGTGGTCGTCAAGGTTTGGGACGTCTGGGGCACCTACATGGACACGGTGACTGAGGGCAATCTGTTTGACTTCCGTGGCGCGTACTACAGCGCCGGGACCGCTCCATAGACTGAGGCAACTATACGACACGGAGGATGCGATCATGAGGAGACGGACAACGGTGGCAGCGAATCGGCGGCCAGACTACATCGAGCGTGGAAGCGACCAGCACGCGGGACTCCTCGGCCTGCGCAAGGCGACGGAGGACGACGGCGATCTAGTCTATGAGGGCTGGACGCTCCAGGACCCTAACATGCTCGGACCGACAGCGACTGAGCGAGCGATCAGGACGGTGCTGAGGCAGAAGGTGACGGAGCTCAAGCAGCCGATGCCGGATTATCAAAGCGATGATCCGACAGCGCCGTTCTACGCCCCGCCGATGATGCTGCCACCGAAGATAAGGGCGCAGCAGGAGGCGTGACATGAATGTGATGGCTGAGCAGATGGTCGGGCGCCCGACGATCATGCAGCGCGAGCCGCAGTTCTTTGGCGGGCAGTTCGGGGTGAAGGGCTCCGACAGCCCCCTAGGATGGCGCACCCATCCTGATGCGGTCATACTGTACGTGGACAGCGGGCATCCCAACGCCCTGGACACCAACGACGGTACGGACCCGACGGCGCCCTTGGCGACCGTCCAGGCCGCCGTCAACTCAAGCCTCCTCACGCCCTACAGCGAAATCAGGGTGAGCGGTGAGGTGGCCGAGGACGTCGTCACGCCGGACTATGCGACAGGCCCGAACTATGTCTGGATCCGCGGCAACGGCATCAGTCGCTACAGTCCGGCATGGAGCGGCGACGATGCGGACACGGCCAGCCTAGACATGCGAGCCGTTGGCTGGCGTGTGAGCGGCTTTCGCTTCTATGGCAAGACAGGGGCGTCCTGCCTCGTGTTGCGCCACACGGATAGCGGGGCCAACGACATCGCCATCCGGACGGTCGTCCACGACTGCTACTTTGACGGGCTGACCACGGGGCTGCGCGGCATCGAGTCGCACGGCTGCTATGACGTCTGGGTCGTCAACTGCACGTTTGCCCTGTTCAACAACGTGGGCAACACTGCGTTTTGCATGGAGACCACCACGACCCCGCTGGCGATTCCGTACCGCAACTACATCCTCGGCTGCTACTTCCACGACTCGGACAACGGCGTGGAGTGGAGCATGAATGGCAGCTTCATCCTCGGTTGCCTCTTCCAGCCTACGGGCTACGCCTATGCTATGATCCAGGTGCTCAACACCTCGACGGTGGCGAACCCTGGTGATGACAACATCGTGGCGGAGAACGTGTTCCCGGGCGACTATAGCATTGCGGGCGGCTATCGCCCCGGCGCTGCTGATGCCTGGCTGGGCAACTGGGCCGACGATACGGCGGAGGCTGAGGTCGGGGACAACGGCATCACCATCGCCCGACCAACGTAGGAGGACACATGCCTGAGTATGGCCGATTCGAGAAAGTAGAGACACTCCTTGAGCGTGTTGAGGAGGACATGCGCGCAGCCATTGCCAACGGTGATGGTGACGCCATGGGCGCTATCCGGCGAGAGAAATCGGCGGCGATCCGACGCATCTTGGCCCCCGTCATCGAGACCCAGGAGGGCTGCTCCAATATGGCTGAGCTTTGCGCCGTCATGAAGGAATGTTCGGCTGCGGAGCGGGCGGTCCTGACGCCGTTCACTAAGGTGGCGACAGACCGCATCATCCGAGAGACCGCCGGGGTGTAAGGGGACGCATCGGGCGATAGGAGATCACTATGCCAGCAACTGATGTTCGTGTCCCATCCTGGTCGCTCCAGAGGCTCAAGCCCTGGTACCCATCGCAATATGGGGTACCGGGGACGGACCTGACGACTGGGCTCCGGCGCTACCCAGACTCCAAGGTGCTCTATGTGGACCCCAACGCGACCGGGGTGACGGACCAACGCGACGGGACGGACCCCGATGCTCCGCTAGCGACTGTGGCGGCGGCTATCACCAAGTGCCGCTCGTGGCATGGCGACATTATCATTGTCCGTCACATGGACGCGTGGCAGTACGCGCCGCAGACGGAGACGCCCATCCAGGAGAGCGTGACCGTGGACAAGCACGGGATCGCCATCCTGGGCGTCTCGCCGGGGTCGCCGCTAGGCCCTGTCTGGCAACCCGGTGGAGCTGGCGAGACGGCCATCACCGTTGCTGCCCTAGACGTGCGCATCGCCGGATTCTGTTTCGGGGCTCCTCTCGGGGGCAACGCGATCTATTCCGAGTGGGACGGGGCGACGCTGTGGGGCGAGAACCTGGTCATTGAGGATTGCTTCTTTGACGACGAAGTGGACATCGCCATTCAGCTCGAATACTCGTGGAACTGCTGGATCAGGCGCTGTGTGTTCCAAGAGTGCGATGCGTACGGCATCTACATCGACCCAGCAGGGAGCGGCATAGACTATCTCCACGTCAGCGACTGCGAGTTCCGTGACGTGGGGACAAGTGCCATCTCGGGTCGGGTGCTAGACAGCAGCGAGATACTGCGCTGCCGAGTGTGGAACAGCAATGCCTACGGCGCGGCGGCAGCGACTGACGAAGGGTTTGATCTGGCGGGAGGAGACGAAAACATCATCGCCGACTGCTGGTTTTCATGCCTGCTACCTGTTCCGGCCAACGGCGACTGGGATGATCTCAACAGCGACGGTGCGCCCGCGACGAGTGCCTGGATCGGCAATTACTGTATGGACGGGCTCGCTGTCACGAATCCAACGTAGGAGGTGCTATGGCTGCTCAGGAGGACAAGCTGGTGCATCTTGGCGCGTCAGCAGAGACGGCTGCGGCGTTGGTCGCGGCGGGATTGGGCCTTCCGGCGGATATCGCCAACGCATCGGAGGAAACGCTGGAGACGGTCCTCGGCGAGGAGTGGGCGAGCCTCATCGACTCGCGTATCTCACGCTCGCGTGAGGATCAGGAGTAGAGCGGATGAGTTGTACTGGCCGCTTCGCTGAGGCCTACGACTATGTGCGCTTCGGCTGCCTGGACCATGACCTTGTGGTCGGGTTTGATGATGGCGGCGGCGTCGCTGTGGCAACGCTCCAGGACCTTGCGCAGGACTTTGTAGCGCTGGGGACTGAGGTGGGAATGCCGGTCAAAAACGCCACGACTGGTACGCTCGGCAAGGTCACCAACGTCGCGACGAACGTGCTCACGACGAACATCACGTGGAGCGACGGTGACGAGTACCGGCTGCTGATCATGGACGTAGAGCTGGTCGCCATTGTCGAGGAGGAGCTGGACCGGGCCGCTGGCGACATCCACGAGGCCATGATGGCGGCCAACGCCTGCGACTGTACGCTCAGCGCGAGTTCACGGACCTACCTCAACAAGCTCAACGTCATCGACGCGGCGATCTGGCACAACTGCCCGTGTGAGAATCCGAACCTAAGCGACGAGCGCAAGACGCAGCTGAGCATGTGGATCACCGAGCGACTCACGGCTATTGCGGACGGACGCGTGGAGCTCTGCCAAGGGCACACCGGTACCTTGTGGCCATCGTTCGGAGCAGCGCAGCAGGTCCATACCGTCTGGGACGCCGAAAAGATCATCTATGACGCCGAACTGAGGGAGTCGGGATAGTGGGTTGAGGCGGTTCACGGCGGCGCAGTAGCGGCGCAACGACTCCCCGGCCTGTCGTGTTTGGCGAGGTCGGGACGGTGCTGGCGAGATACCAAGGTGCCCGAGGCGGCAAATTTCGCGGCTCGGTGACCTGTCAGTGGTATCCGGTGCGCCCAGGAGGTCTTGTGGTGCTAGACGCCCGAGACGTGCCTGTGATCATGGCCGCCAAGGACGAGGATGGGCGACCATACTTTGAGGCGGGAGGAGTGCCGCGTGGCTAGGCCGCTTTGTAAGGCGATCAAACCGCCCAAGCTCAACATGGACGCGGTGCGCCTGGAATTGCTGAACGAGCTGCGCAAGGAGGCCCGGCGGATCGTTCGCGAGGACCTCAACGCCACGGTCCGCACGTGGGACACCGAGGTGGAGTTTTCATTCAGCATCAGCCTACGCCAGCCGGGGCCGCAGGTGGATTTTTTCACCGACAATCAGGTTTGGAACTGGGTCAACGAAGGGACCCGCCCGCACGACATCTGGGCGGGCTACTACACCGGGAAATCGAACAAGCGCACGCTGGCCTTTCCGTCCGCGTTCAGCCCCAAGACGCGACCGGGAAAGCTCGCGTCAGGTACGGGGCGCAGCGGCGGCCCCACAGTCTACACGCCGCACGTCCGGCACCCAGGCACTAAGGCGCGGAACTTTATCAAAGCCATCGTCAAGAAGCGGCAGAAACTGTTCAAACGTGCGATGGAAAAGGCTATGGTTCGTGGGGCGAAGAAGAGCGGTCACTATGCGGGCCGCAGCTAGGAGGGATATGAGTGACGAGCTAGAGAGGATCGAGGACGGGGAGCAGCCTGAGCCAGAGCCACCCGAGCCCGTCACGCCGCCTCTCCAGATGATCTCGGTGCGCGTGATAGACCGGGCCGGTACCAGCGCCCAAGGCGCAGCGTTGGTCGAGTACGGGTCCTGGGCGAAAGGGACCGTCGAGCGCTGCTACGTCCCGCGTGATGCGCTAGAGCGCGACGGTGAGGCGGTCGCGGTACGTGAGGACATTCTGGATGCGGGACCGCCCTATGGCATCCCATGGCATCGCTTCGCCAAGATCAAGGTCAGTGCTGATGATGTTGAGCTCGAGCTACGGAAGCGCGGTGTGTGGAGGCTGGAGGACGCCACTGACGGCAATAAGGTCATGGCCGCCGTCCTAGCCGCTATCAAGCCTGCCGTCCACGAGATGATGAGGGCGGCGCAAGAGTGGATGGAGGAATGAGATGACGGACCGACGACAGAATCAAACCGTCAAGGACGAATGGACCACGGTATGGATTCAGCCCGATGGCCCCAACACCACCGTGTACCGGCTAGGCTGTGCGAACATCGACAGCGTGACCGATCCGCGAGGCTCGGTGGAGCGGACCAACTGCTACAACCCGGTCACCGGCAAGTACGAGGTGACCTCACGGCGCATCCAAGCGCCGGACGCCCCGACGCTGAGCGTCGAGGAGTTGACGCCAAAGATCCAGTCGTACATGGAGCGCGTCGTGGAGCGCGGGTGTCCGGCGGGGTTGTATGTGAACTTCACAAACTGCCCGCCCCGCGACACGTTCAACCACTATGACCGATCCGAGGTGTACGAGGACTCCATCGCGACGCAGATCACGCTCAATCAGATCAGCAACCGCGAGTCAGGCCAGGACGTGATGGACAGTGTGGACTGGGACCTGTTCAAGCGACTGGCGATCTTTGAGCTCGGCAAGTATCGTCGCACCACCTCTAACGCGGACCCGCTTCGAGACATTGCCGGGTGCGGTGACGACGTTTGCGGGGACGGCTGCGGAGCGGCAGAGGAGCACTGTGACAACCTCTGGGCAGTCGGCAACGCCGATGGCGTCGGTGGTAACGCGCCGGTACTCTACTCTACCGACGGCGGCATCACCTGGGCGCAGACAGCGGCAGATCCGTTTGCAGCCGACGAGGACATCAACTCCGTCGTGTGCTTCCCCATCTCCGAGGGCACCTGGCGCGTCGTGGTCATGCGCGGCACCACGGATGCCGCGAACCCTGGCGAAGTGGCCTACAGTGACGATGGTGGCGCGACCTGGACCACGGCCAACCTCGGCGCGGTCAACGCCAACTTTGGCCTCCACAGTGGTGGCCTTTGTAACGTCGGCAAAGAGGTTTGGGCCGTTGACGATCAGGGCGACATCTACTACAGCAGCGACGGGGCCGAGACATTCGCCGATCAGGTGAGCGGCAATGCAGTCGCGCTCCGTTACATCCGCATGATCGACCGCAAGGTTGGCGTCGCGGTGGGCGGGGCCACTGGCGCGAGTCAGGTGTGCCTCTACACCGTCGACGGCGGCCTCCACTGGACGTCAAGCGGATTCACCAGCGGCCCCGGCGCGACGGTCATGGCGAACTGCGTGGCGGTGCTAGACGAGTCGCACTGGTTCGTCGGCTTTGAGAACGGGGATGTGTACTACACCCG